ATAAAAAATCATTCCTTTCTTAATTTGTAACTATATTATACAACGTAAAGTCGAGTCTGTCAAATCTTTTTTATTTGTGTCAAAAATAAAGAATGCCGTTATATCAACGTTTCTAGCCACCTCCAAAACTTTTTAAATTAGAATTTAATGAGAGATATTTTATGTGTAGAAATTTTTATTTTTTCACAAACAGCAAACGTCTGATTCACCCTCTAGTGTAACGTACGGGGCGATGAGAGGGGGACGGAGTGTTGACGAAGCTTTAGCTGAGGCAACACGTAGGCTAGGGGTGAGGGGTCTGGGCTTGCCCAGCATAGTCACCTAGTAAATGGCTTGACGTGTCTGTGATGTGTCACCTAGCTTGTCACTCGGTGTGATTGATAGTTGTACATAATTAGTATGTTTGATGATAGAGTTGCTCACAGTGTGAAGCGTAAGCGAGCTACTGTGAGTTACGAAGCGAAGCGAGTTACCTTATAAGGATAAAAAGGTATGGTTTAACATATTTAAGTACCAAACTAGCCTAAAGATAAATAAAAAAATTTTTCATTAGTCACTTTATTTGTCGAAAATAAGTTTCAACAACCATCACTATTCGTCTTTTTCAACCTATATTGAAAGCATATAATTTAAGTTATTTCACAAAGGAGGTTTCACGATATTGTCGAACAATCACAAATTAACTCTTATTAAAGCTATCCTGTATGCGAGTGATTATGTTACAGAAGACGAAAAGCTCAATGCGATTCGCCACTTGATTCACGGCTGGGATAAAGAGCCAAATATTGAATCTCAAAAACCTTGGCTAGACGACTTATCCGTTGAAACCAGAGATATTATCAAAAGCCTATCTGACGACTAAACCTCTCCTTTAATTCATTCATTTTCATTTTCCTTATTCATACACTTTCCTCCTGTGAGAGATTAATTTCTCTCTACATATATACTCGGTGTGGCAGATAATTATTATCTAAAAAAACCGCTGTTCGGCGCACAACTGCGATGTCCCGCAATGTTTTCCTATGCCTTTTTCTATCGGGACTGTAAATAATAAGATTAGAGAGGAGTTTTTAACATGACACAAAACTGTCCGTCATGTTCGACTCCAGTTGAAATAGATAAAAAAGATGACTATGTTATTTGTCCGTATTGTGGTTCTCTACTTGAAGTAGACGGTGATGACCTTGAAGAATACACAATCGGGTAGAGATTTGTCCGTGTGTCCTTATTGCGGAATGATTGTTGACAAGAGTACGCATGATTGTCCTGTAAAAAGGAAACGTAACAATCATAACGCAAGGATAGCACGTCAAAATCAAACAATTACAGAAAAAGCTCTGACTTCTCAAAGATGGCGTTCTTTTAGAAAGAAAATCATTTTGAGAGATGGCGGTGAGTGTCAGCGTTGCTTAATAAAGCTACACAAGCACACGTATGATGATTTAACTGTACATCATATTCAGCCGCGTGTCAATCACCCAGAGCTGATGTATGACGAATCAAATTGTGTTACGCTTTGTCGTGAATGCAATTTAGCCATGGGTCTAAATGGTATTGATTTCGACTGGAATTTAACAAAGACTACAATAAATTTAGATGATACGCTTCATTTCTAAAGGGAGGTGAACACATGCCTAACGCTAGAAAACCTGCGGCGCTAGTTAAGGGTCACAACGAATCAGCTTCATCTTTAAAGAAAAGAATGGAAGATGAGGAGCGACTTAAAGGTGCTACTGACGAGGTACGTGTGGCACCTGACTTTATCAAAGGGTGGGAAACTGCCGAAAAATATTATGATTATATCTGTGACCTGTTAGAAGACTCGGATATTCTTTCTAATTTAGATAGAATGGGTGTCGGGGCGCTTGCTGAATGCCTTGCCCGAATGGAAGAATCAAATAAGGCAATGGCAGAAGATGGTGGTAATCTTATGATTACCGTTGAAACTAAAAACGGATATAAGACAATTGAAAATCCTTATATTAAGACCCACCTTAAATTCTTTGATAGATTCAGGGTGCTATCAACACAATATGGATTATCTCCATCAAGTCGGGCACAGCTAAGTGCGTTAACTATTGAAGATAGAAGTCAAGGTAATAGCGCGCTTGAAAGTATTATTAACAGCGATGATTGATGATATTATTTCCTAGTCTTGATTAGGCTAGGGTACATATTTAGCTCAATGAGCAATACAGCGAGGTAGTTTTCAACTCGCTTATGTTACATAGACGGGATATAGGACAGCTTGGTAGTTCACTCGGTTTGGAACCGAGACGTCGCTGGTTCAAATCCAGCTATCCTGATAGTTAGTTCATTGAAAGGAAGAAAAGTATGACAAGTAATGACTTTGTTGAGAAATGTACTAAATTAGTAAGAGACTACACTAATGAGCACATGGATAAAACAGATAACACTCAAATAAGCAGCAATGACGTATTCGTAGTTTGGTATAGTAAGACGCTTCAAAACCACAAAGCGTTGCTAAGCACAACAGTATCAGATGGAATGTACTATGAACTGACATATAATGGCGATAAAAAGGAATTGTATTTAGATGCCTATAAGAAGTTCGAAAATAGGTGTATTAAGTAGATTTAAAACGTGCTTGTGCCGTTAATTAGTTTGGCAGTCATGTAGGGTGCAAATCCCTACCAAGCACATTACAGTGAGCGACTGATGACGTGTACGTCAAAAAACGTTAGTTACCATTAAACTAAAAATGGAAGTCGACGTGTGGTTGAAGCATGGCTAGATAAGTCCCCACGAAGGGCCGCCCATGTCAGGAGGCTAGATACCGCGTGTGGTTCGATTCCACACCAATCACGTTAAGTTAAACGTGCCCGCGTCTCATAAACGGGCCTTATAAACACAGCACTTTTGCATTAATATGGTTGGAGGGTCACCATATTGCCCGGCAGAGGCTTTGTATCTGGCCGCTAGTCCTGATAAGTGACGTCTACTTATCCGACCCCATACATAATCGCACCCCACACACCTCTTAACAATGTGGCCCAAGTGGGGACTTATGCTCCCCTAGTGTAATTGGTTAACACGCTAGGTTTCCAACCTAGTAATGTCGGTTCAAGTCCGGCCGGGAGCTTGTAGCTTAATTACAATAAAGTAAAACGTTTCTTGGTGTTTTCTTTCCATGTTCTTTTAAACCAAGAGTACATAAAATGTAGATTTTACAGTCTATATTATAGCATATAATGAGGTGATATGTTGAAAGATAAAGAAATTTTCAACCACCCAGCTTATCAATATGCTCTAAAGGTTCATAATGGCGAAACCTTAGCCAACAAAGATGTCAAACTCGTTTGCGATAGGTTTATCAGAGAAGTTGACGAGAGCCTTGCTGGTAAAGGTGACTATTATTTTGATATTAATGCACTTAATCGTGTTTCTAAGTTATTAAAATTAATTATTATGGCAACTGGCCCTAGACGAGGTCAGAGTGCATACGATTCGCTGGCTGGTTTTCAGTGGTTTTTCTTTGTCAATATCTTTTGTTGGCGCCATAAAGAGAACCATAAACTGAGAAGATACCAAACAGCAACAATGTTGATACCCAGAAAGAACGGAAAGACTTTCATATCTGCCGTTATTTTCATTTTGTTGCTTATTTTAGAGCCAAAATATTCAAAATTCTACTCCGTAGCACCAGATTTAGAGTTATCTTCAATGTTAAAGACACAAATTGACTCACTAATTGACGGCTCTCCTGAATTAGCCCGTTTTTTCAAGGTTAATAATAAGGATATTACGTGTTTATTGACTAAAAACAGCTATAAACCACTGGCAAATAGTAATAATCGTCTTGACGCACGTGAACCAGTAGCATTTTTGGCCGATGAAGTTGGGGCCTTACCTAATAGCTACCCGATTAACGCCATGAAATCTGGTCAAACACTGGTTGATAATCCATTAGGTATTATCATTTCAACTGCTTATGACTCTCTCGACAATCCAATGACACAGGAAATCCAACGTGCCACTGATAAGATTACGGACGGAGAATTGTATGACCCAGCGTATTTTGCGTTGATTTATAGGCCAGATAAGCCTAAAGAGTGGGCTACGAACGATGATGAGTTGATAAAAGTCAACCCACTATCACAAGAAATACCAAAAGTTAAAGAACGCTTATTAAACGAGCGAGAAGACGCTGTTAATTATGAAGATAAGCGTCAAAACTTCTTAACAAAGTACATGAACATCTTTGTTGATGGTGATGAGGGTGAGCAATTCACAACCGAAGATGAACTCGACAGAGCCGAATTACCACAAGGTCTTGACTGGTACGGTCGTGACGTATTTGTTGGTCTTGACTTTGCCGAAAGTCACGATAACTTTGGTTTAGCTATGGTCACTTTCGATGAAGACCATCAGAAATATGTTGCTAAAGCATGGTCGTTTTTCCCAGCAGACCGAATTGCTGTTAAGACTAAGGTTGAAGGTTGGGATTATCAACACACCGAAAATGAGGGCTGGGGATATTCCTCTGGTCACGAAACGATTGATTATGGCTTTGTAGAAGATTTCTTTTTTAATCTCGAATCAAAGTATGGCGTTAAGATTAAAGGTTTCGGTTATGATAAGTGGAATGCGCGTTCTACGGTCGCCAAGTTCATGGCTAGTGGCTATGACGGCGTTGAAATTCCACAGAACGCACGTGGCCTATATCCGGGGACGAAGCTTCTACGTGAAGCCTTGCAAAATGGAAATTTTGCTTATGATAAAAATGATATGTTACGTCAGAACTTCTTAAATGCTAAGATGGTCACTGATAGTAACCTATCATACTTCTTAAACAAGAAAAAGTCAAGCGGTAAAATTGATATGGCCGCCGCAGTTGTTGACGCTATGTCCCTATGGGAAATCGAGGAATTTTCCAATATTATGGGTGGTGCAAGCAACATCACATTACTTTAAAAGGAGGGATTCAAAATCGCTGATACAAAAAACAAATGGTCTTTAAAAAACATTTTTAAGATTCCATTTAGCCAACAACAGCCGGGACAAGACAGTCGTGGCGGTACTTTTGTGCGGTCACAGACTGGTACAGGGCCGTTATCTTTCACTGGCGATGATAGACCTATCACCGAAGATACGGTTATGGAAATTCCGGCATTCAGTGCGGCGTTAGCGTTGGTTGCTGATACGGTAGCTTCTCTTGATATTTTATTGATGAAGACAGGCGACCAAGGTGTCCCACTTCCTGTTAAAGATGACGAACGAATCGCAATGCTTAATAAGCAAGCGAATGAGGAAATGTCTGCTTTCACGTATAAACGTTCAGTTGTTAAAGACTTGCTGTTGTATGGTCGCTCGTTGACTTATATTGAGCGAACAAGCGATGGTAAAATTAATGCTATCTATCCTCTGGCTTCTCGTTATATGACTACCGAGGTTTATACTTACGGTGGTTACAAATATTATGGTGTTTATACCTATAATTCAGAAGCTGGTTCATTTGAGTACGATGAAGAAGATTTGATGAACGTTATTTCTGATTCGCAAGATGGTATTACAGCAGACGGTATTATGGCAAACTATACTGGAACACTCCAACTAGCGTTAGCACAGCGTGATTATGAAAAGAACCTGTTATCTAACGGTGCGGTTCCTGTTGGCGCTGTACGTTCTGATAGAGCAGTTGCACCAGAAGTTCTAGCTAGATTAAAGCAACAGTTCGCTTCGACTTACGCCGGAGCTGGTAATTCTGGTAAGACGCTATTTTTGGAAGGTGGATTATCTTACCAACAAATCAGTACGAATCCAGATAACATGCAATTGGACTCCAGTAAGAAAAGCATGTTGGGTGAGATTGCCCGCATGTTTAATCTGCCAGAAACACTTATCAACGCTGGTGCCAATAAGTATAATTCTAATGAGCAAAATAACCTACAATTTTTCCAGTATTGTCTAAAGCCTATTTTAGCAAGTTTTGAAGCCGCAATCAACAAGGAATTGTTGTTAGAATCTGAAAAAGAGCAAGGCTACTTCTTTAAGTTTGATACTGATACCATTATGCAAAACACTTTCAAAGAAAAAGTTGCCGCATATGGCGCCTTATACAAGCAAGGGCTTATCTCTTACGATGAGTTCCGTAATAAGTTTGGCTTTAGCAATATCGAGGGTGAAGACTTCATCAACCTCAGCCTTGGTTCTGTTCTCTACTATCCTAAGACTGGTGAAATGAAGATTCCTAACTTGGGTGTCGCTGGTGGTGCTACGCAGAGTTCTGGCGACCCCACAAAGATTACTCCTAAGAATCAAACGTTAGATAACGTTGCCTCTGGGGAATCGAAAGGTATTCAAAAAGCTCCTAACCAAAAGAATCAAGATGACAGCCATCAAGCAAAGGCTGACAATAATATGTTAGGAGGTAATGACGATTAAACAAAAAGAATTACGGACACTTAGTTTTGAAACACGGGATTTATCTTTTGACGATAAATCTTTAAAGGTATCTGGTTATGTAAACAGAGCTGGCTCTTACAGCCAAGTAATGTCTGCTGATGGTGCCCCTTTCCGTGAAACTATTTTGCCGCAAGCATTTGTTGAAGCCGTTAAAACAAAAGACCCGATTGATTTTTATGCGGAGCATGACGCTCAAAAGCTACTGGCAACCACTGTTAATCATTCATTGACGCTCCGTGCAGACGATGACGGTCTGTATATGGAAGCACAAATCCTAGACACGAATGATGGTCGTGACACATACGAACTTATCAAGAGCGGTGTTATCACGAGTATGAGTTTTGGATTTATCGTCCTTGATGATGAGTGGGATAGGTCTGGTGGCCGATTTAATGACGGTATTCCGCTACGAACCGTCAAAGAAATTAGCTTAAAAGAAGTATCTGCGGTACGTTTCCCTGCTTATCTAAGTTCAAGTATTGAAGCTCGTGGCCTTAAAGAGTTAAAAGAACTTGAACATAGGGGTATTAATAGCGTATCGGAAGTTGTTAATATTAAGGAGGGAAACAACTTGGAACTACGAGATGTAGAAACCAAAGATTTATTCGCTGAATTAGAACGGCGTGCAAAGCTTCCGGCAAACGAAGTTATCGTAAAGCCTAAAAAGCGTGCAAAACTTCCAGCCAATGAAGTAATTGTGAAACCCAAAAAACGTGATGATACACCATCTGATGATGATTTAACCGATGACGGCCAAGTAGAATCAGAAGACGCACAAGCTCCGTCACAAACTATTGACATTGATGAATTGACAGACCGTATTGTCGCTTCTATCTTGGAAGGTATTAAAACTTCGTTGGCTAAACGCGATGGTGAGGGCGATGTTCCTGAACCAGACGGTTCTGATATGCCAGATGATAACACTGAAACTGATTCAATGAAACCAGATAAGCGTGCAAAGCTTCCAGCGAATGAAGTTATTGTAAAGCCAAAAAAACGTGATGATACACCAGATAATGGTGAAAACACTGGCGAATCAGATGGCAAACCTAACGATAAATCAAAAACCGATTCTAAAGGTAACAATGAAGACGGGTCGGAAGATGACACTAGAGCTTGCAAAAACGCTGAAAAGCGCAGTATGGAAGCACGTGAATTATTAAAAGAAATTAATGATTTGGAGGTCTAATTAGTGAAAACAAAGAAAGGTCTTTTGGAAAAGCGCTCGGCTTTAAAGAGCAAGCTGAACGACTTTAAACCAGTTATTGAAGATGGCACTATTACTGACGAACAATTAGAAGAAATGCGTTCTATCAAGTCAGATATTGTTTCTATCAATGACGAAATCGCAAGTTTAGATGAACAACGCAGTAGCGCCATTCCTACACAACATAATACACGAGGAGCTGAAAAAAATATGGCAGATTTAAAGAAACTTGAAAAGCGGGCGGCCGCAGAATTATTCCGCGACAACATGCAAGGTAGCAAAGCGGTTCGTGACTATATTGAAGCCGTAAAAGAACATGATGAAGGTCTTGATGTAGAAGACCGTGCACTACCAGACAATGGTTTATCATGGGGCCAAGCCGTTGACGGTCAAAAAGCCAACGGTGGTGTTCTCGTTCCTACGACCGTTGCTGATACTATTGTTGAAAAGTTACAAGAAACTTCACCAGTGTTTGCATTATCAAACAAGATTGGTTCTGTAACTGGTAACTTACGGGTTGTTCGTGAAAGTGATACTTCCGATGATGGTTTCGTTGGTGAACTTGAAGAAGTAAAAGCACAAACTCCATCATTGAAGTATGTTGAATTAACTCAAAAGCGTGTCGGTGCTTCAATGCAATTATCGAACATGATGATTAACGATGGTGCTCCTGACATTGTTAGCTACGCTGTTGGCCGTTTGGGCCGTTCATTAGCTAAGGCTATCGAACGCGCCGTATTAGTTGGTGCTAAGACTCCCGAAGCCGCTTCAAAGACTTTCCGCCCAGTTGTTGCCGCAGATAACGGCGTTCAAGTCGTTCAATTGGCCGGTGCAACTCCTACGTTGGACGAATTGATTGAATTAACAGCCTCAATTAACCCAGCATATTTAGACCGTGCCGTATTTGTAGTATCTCGTGAAGTGTTCAACGCTTTATCCAAGATGAAAGATGATGATAACGAACACTTAATCTTCAAGCCACAAATGCAAAACACTATTGCCGGCGCTGTGGCTGTTCGGCCGGGATTCTCATTCCAAGGCATTCCTGTGTTCGTATCTGACCAATTGAACGGTAACGCAGATGGTCAAATCGTTTTAGGTAACTTTAGTGCTGGTTACACTATTATGACTAAACAAGGGTTGCGTTTAACTCACGTTACTGCTGATACGCAACAAGCACTTGCTGGTGGTCATTTGGTTGTTCTTGACGGCTACATGGACGGTGCTGTTACTAACCCTGACGCATTCGTAGTTGCTAAGCCTGCGAGTAAGTAATCCGGCTCCCGCGGTCACTGGCGTTACCCCTAACGTGAATAGCGCTACGGTGGTAGCTAAGTAATAAGCCCGATTATTAAACCTCCTCATTTGAGGAGGTGTACATATCTACATGATAGGAGGTAATGTCCTTGGCAAAGAATTTTGATGTTTATGATAACACGGACAAAAAGGTCGTAACTAATCAACCGTCCCCCGTTGTTATTTCGGGACTTTCCCCAGCCACCAAGTATTCTGGTTATAAGATTGCCTACACTGGCGAAAGTGCAAAGACAACGATTGATGACTTTACAACTACTAACCAAGTGCCCGGCAAGCCGTCATTAGCGGTTAGCGCTGGTGACGGTAAATTAGATGTCACCTTCTCTGACGGTCAGAATGTCGGCACAGCAGTCACTAAGCGCACTGTTTACTGGAAAACAGCAGATGGCCACAACGGCACTGCCGATTTCGGTACGTCATTAACCGGCTCGGTTGACGGCTTAACAAACGGCACGGAATATACATTACAAGGTATATGTACAAACGCCGCTGGCGATTCTGAAAAATCAGATGAAGTAAAAGGTACTCCAGTCGCGGCTGGATAATCCTACCCCGTTTTTCGGGGGTACATAGGAGGTGTAATAGATGTCGGTGACAATTGATGACTTTAAGAATCAAATTAACGCAGATTCTGATGAAGATGTTGATTTATATTTTAACCATGCTGTTGATTACGTCAATTTTTACGTGTCAAGAGTCGCTGGTCAATTCGAGGGTGTTCGTGAAAAACAATTTGAGGCTATTGTAGATAGAGCTGTATTAGAAGTTGCTACGACCCTATACTTGAAACGTGACGGAGCGCCCGTCAGTGGCACTGTTAATTCCTCCTCACTAGAAACCATTATGAATTATGGTAGAAACTTCTCAATCTAGTTAGTGGGGTGATAAGATGGCAAATAAGGTTGACCTATGGCGTTACAAAGAAAAGTTAGAACTTGGCACAAACGACTCGTGGGTAGAGCTTGACAACGGAAACATTATCAACTCTGGAGCTGATATTAATGACGATACATTTGATGTTAAGTATACTTTTCATTGCGCACAATATCGAGTATCAGATAGAAATATTACGAGTGTTGACGGAATGAATGATGAAGATACAATCGTGGTTGCCGTTAAACACAGACCAAACTTTGACTATGATAGTTACCGAGCTAGATTTAGAAAGAAGTATTATATCGTAACCTACATCGTACCAGATACCGCCGCAATCGTATCGTATGACTTATTATCACTAAAATCAGTCATTAAGAACGGTGGTTCATCTGGTGCTTCCGATTCATTTGGGGGTGGCACATTTGGCGACTAAAAAGCAATTAGTCACTAGCGGATTAGGTTCAATTGAGGTAACTGGTGAAGACGAATTATTAAGGCAGTTAGATAAGCTTAAATTAACCCGTAAAGAACGTTCAGCTATTGTTGAAGCCGCTATTCCGATTGCCGAAAAACACTTGTATGATTGCACGCCTTATGATGAATTTGAAGATATTCGTAACAAAAAACTATACGGAAAATCAATCGGGCACTTGCGTGACCATATCACACATAAACCGAACCAATTTATTGATGGCGGCACTGAATTAGGGTTTGAGCAAAAGGCTTATCCAATTGCTGTCTGGACTGATTGGGGAACATATCGTCAGCCTGCACAGTTCTGGTTTGAAAAGTCCGTTGAAACCATGCCATATGACCAAATCTTTGCCGCACAAACTCAAACGGCTAAGGCTATTTTAAAGGCAAAGGGGTTGTAAGATTTGATTTCAAATGACGTTAAACAATTAATCAGGGACGCCAACATTGATGGAATTGACTCTGACTACGTTTTTGCGTATGGTCTTCCTGACCGTGTTAAGGCGTCAGTTCAGAATAAAATAGTCATTTTAGTAAATGATATTTCACGGATTCCTAGCAAATTTGGTAGCGATGATATAATCGCTGATGATGGTACGGTACAGGTACAGTTCTTTTACCCACTAAGTATCAAGGGTGATGTCACAGCTTTATATGAGCACCCTGTTCGTAACATGCTACGACATAATGGTTGGTATCAAACAATTGGTGGCGGTGTTGACCGTGAACCAAAGACTTCACAACTTTACTCAACCTATCACTTTAAGAAAACTATTTATTAAAAAAGAAAGAGGTAATCAATAATGGCAAAAACCAAAGGTATTGACAGCGCTCGGCTTGCTATTTTTCAAACAGACAAGGAACAAGTTAATACGACAAACACAGCAATTGGTACGACTGGTGTATACACGTTAGACTCAACTACCGCACAAGGTATGACGGTCGGCAATATTACTGGTCTTACTCCAACGATGACTAAGATTTACGGTTCTGACATGGTTGTTGAAACGTCTGGTAAAGGTGTTGGGTCTGTTCAAGCAACTGTTGGTGCTAACGATATTCCAGAAGACATCATTGACGCTATTACTGGTGTTGACAATGAAAAAGGTTTCTCTGTTGTTACATCAGATACTCGTGCGCCATATTCAGTTATTGAATTTATCACCCACGGCCGTTTGAACAACAAATTACACTTCGCCTTATTGAAAGGTACTTTCGGTCTGGAAGAACACAACATGCAAACGAACACCGAATCAGAACAATTGGCACCAGACTCATTGACGTTTACTGGTGTTAACCGTCAATCTGATAAGGCCGCTTATGCTAAAGGTGACGAAGCTAAGGACACTTTCAAGATTGAAGATTGGACTAACTTCGTATTTCCGGGTAATGCTGTTGCGAGTAGCGGCTCCCACGCCTAAATTAGCTAAGGTTACTCCTAGTGTGAGTAATGTAACAATTGAAACTGAATAATCACCTACATACCCCGTCTGGGGTGTGTGTACATATCCAAAAATAAAATATTAGATGAAAGACGAGGAGATTCACATGACTGTCAAAATCAATGCAAAAGACTTAGGTATTCGCAAGCCCGTCGAAGTAAACGAAACCAACAAAAATATCAAAAAGACGTTAAAGGTGCAAATGAAGTTGGAAGCGTTAGGTAACATTGACGCCGAAAACATGACTGATGAGGAAGCTTATAGTGTGTTCTTGAAGAACCAGTACGAAGCTAACGAAGCAACCACCGAATATATTGCTGACATGTTGCGTTTATCAGAATCACAAATTGATAAACTAGAAGACTTGGATTCAGACAAGACCGATGAGTTGTTCGCTCAAATCATTCAAAAGGTTATGCACATTGACCAGATTGTGGACGGTGACGAAGACGACAGTACGCCCAGCGGAACCGCAGACGTTTCAGGAAACGCTGGACGAGATTAATCGTCTTGAAAAAGCATTAGTTGCTCAAAAGCAAGACACGTTCAACAACCTAGAGGAAACCAATTATTTTGATTTACTAGAAATGCTATCTGTTGATGATAACAGCGATGGTTCTAGTTCTGACGATGAGGTAGTTCCTTTGGGGTACTGGTTAGAAGATAACATTGCCGAGGGGTAATGTTATTGTTTTTACTTATTTTTGTTGGTTAAGTTCGCTTTGGCGGGCTTGTTTTTTGCAAGGAGGGTTTTTAAATGAAACAGGCCGCATATGGTAGCTTAACATATAATGTTAATATTAACGATACCAAGGCTCAATCAAGCCTGCGTACGTTAAAAGGAGCTATCCGCTCCACAGGCCACGAATGGCGCTCTAACGCTTCTGCAATGCAAGCCGCTGGTGACAGTGCAAGTGCTCTGGAAGCCAAGATAACAGGACTTAATAAAGAAATTGAGCTACAATCTGATTACAACAAGCGTTTAGCTGACGCCTTAAAACATGCCAATGCTCAAACTGACAAGGAAAAACTTGCGGTTATGCGCTGGACGAACGAATTAACCCGAAGTAATGCGGCGTTGAAACGGCGTCAAAGCGAATTGGCAAGTGCGCGTGCCGCTGAAATCAGATTCTCAACTGGTATCGACAAGGCTAAAACCTCACATAAAGCTTATACCAGTGCGATTGAGGCAAACGAAAAGGCTTTACTAGCAGAGGGCAAAGAGGAACAAGCAAGCGCTAAACATAAACAACTATTGGCGGCCAAGACATCTGCTTTAAAAGATGAACTCGGTCGTGAGGAAAAGGCATTCAAGGCGTTAAAATCTAGTGCTAGTTCATCTAATGTTGATATTAACAAACAGTCTGCCGTTGTATCAAAAGCTCGCGAAGCTTATGCTAGGGCCCGTGAGGAACAGCGTAAGTATTCTACCGGCTTGCACAAGATGGAACAGTATTCTAAGTCAACTGCGGAAATATCACAGTCGCTTGCTTCAAGATTGCGAGCGGAGGGTAAGGGCTACTCTGCAATGGCGGTAGAATTGAAGTCATTAATTAGTTCTCGCAAGGGCCTAATGGCTCAATACAAGGCCGAAGCGTCTGAGTTGGCGTTAGTCAAAAAACGTTCCGGCGAAACAAGTGCGGCTTATTCAACGCAAGCTAAGAAGGTCAACGAACTAGGTGCGAAAATTGGGGCAACAGAATCAAAAATCCGTTCTTTAAACAAGCGTGTTGGCCTATCTGGTACAGCGATAAATTCATTTAGCGACAAAATTGGTGGTATGCAGAAAAAATATTCTGGTGTTGCCACTGCGATGTCTGCTGTTTCTCGTGGTACTGGTTATGCAACCTTAGGGCTTGCCGCTGTGACCAAGCAAGGCGTTTCGATGGCAACCTCTCTACAATCTTCTTTTGTGAAGACTAAAAACTTAATTGTTAAGTCTAATACAGAAGGTACTGGCGAGATTAATCGTAACCTTGCAAAGATGAAATCAAATGCTCAATCATATTCTAAGGAGTATGGATTGACACAACAAAAGATTGCCGATGGCTATCAAGACTTAATCAAGCGTGGTTATAGTTCAGCACAAGCGTTAGGTTCAATGAAGACATTAGTTAAAGGTGCTATCGCCACTGGTGATGACTTTAATGATGTCACAGCCGTTTCTACACAGACTTTGGAATCATTCGGTCTAAGAGCTAAATCTACCGCTCAAATGGCTAAGAATACGTCTAAGGTTGTTAACGAGATGGCCTACGCCGCCGATATGACGGCTACCGATTTCCAAAGCTTGGGTAAAGGTATGGAATATGTCGGTAACACGGCCCATCAAGCAGGGTTTAGTATCTCCGAAACTGCTAGTGCCATGGGTATTTTATCGAACAACGGTTTGGAATCTGACAAAGCTGGTACTGGACTACGTAAGACGATTAACTCATTGGTATCTCCTACTGATAACGCTACTGGCGCTTTGAAGAAATTAGGGTTATCAACAAGTAGTTTTACAGATAAGAATGGTAAGATGAAGTCGATGTCGGAAATCTTCGGCATTTTGAATCGTCACATGAAGGGCTTATCTGGTCACGACCGTACTGATGTATTCCACGCAATCTTTGGCACAACTGGTCAGCAAGCCGGTGGTATCTTAACCGATAATTATAAATCACTTGGAAAACTTAATGACGAGGTTGCTAGGTCTGCGAAGAACGATTATATTGGTGGTTTATCTGCAAAGAACATGGAAACTGCGCAGAATCAGTTTAACAAGTTTAAGGTTACTTTTCAAGCTTTAGAGATTGAGTTTGCAAACGTATTACTTCCATATTTAACCAAAGGCGCTAAGGCGCTGACTGGATTAATGGATAAGTTTGATAAGCTAAGTCCTTCCGCTAAAAAAGCCGCCGGAGCAACGCTTCTATTAGTTCCAGCAATTAGTGCTGTTACTGGTGTAATCGCCGCTTTCATTCGGAACTCAGGGACAATCGCGACTGTTATTTCTAAGTTGTTTAGCACGTCTAAGGTTAAAACTGCCAGTTCAAGTAAATCCGCCATAGCCGCAATTAACGAACAAACGGCCGCTGTTAAAGCTCTTTCTGCGGCATGGGGAGAAGCTGGACGAGCCGCCGGAGCAGAAGCAGAGGAAGCCGGTGCCGGAGTTGGCGGCGGTTCTAAAGGAAAAGCTGGAAAGACAGCTTCCGAAGTGGAGTCAGTTGGCACTCGCGAAGAATATAAGGCGGCTAAGAAGTCTGGTTCCAAGACATCTATTCTGAAACGTATGGCCAAGGGACAGACAACCACAGAAGACGCCGAAGCCATCTCATCAAGAGTTGGCAAAATTGGCACTACTGGTTCTAAGCTAGGGAAAATAGCTAGAGGCACTGGTAGTGTTCTTAAACGTGTTCCATGGTTACAAACTGGGTTAGCCGCCATGAATCTTATCGGTATCAACAAGAAGAACGCCGGCCAGAAGGTTGGTTCCACTGCTGGTCAATTAGGTGGTACAATTGGTGGCGGTGCTATTGGTACTGGCCTTGGGGGCCTAATCGGTGGTGGACTCGGAACTTTCTTTGGCCCAGCAGGAACAGTCGCTGGTGCTAAGATTGGTTCTACTGTTGGTGGACTTGCTGGTAGCTTATTTGGTGGTTCTAAGGGCCAAGATTGGGGTGGACAATTAGGTAAGAAGATTCAGAAGTCTTTAAAGAACTTCAAAATGCCTAAGATGTCAACCGTCACTAAGTCAATCGGTGATTGGTTTGGTGGTATTGGTAAGTGGATTAGTAAGCTAAAGCTACCAAGTATTAATTTTGGTAAAATGTTTAAAGGATTTAAACTTCCTAACATTGGGAAGATGTTTAAAAACTTCAAACTGCCTAAAATTAGTGGAATTGGTAAGTGGTTTAGCGGATTGTTCAAAGGGCTTAAAATGCCTAGTTTAAGTAGTCTTGGCAAATCAATCGGTTCAGCATTTAGTAAGATGTTCTCTGGTCTTGGCAAAACAGGTATCGGAAAATCAATCTCTAAAATGCTGGCCGGTGTTGGTAAAACCATGTCAGGCTGGGCTAAGGGGATTGGTAAGTTCTTTGCCCCGGCTGTTAAGGCAATTCAAACACCTTTTAAGAAAATTGGTAAGTGGTTTAAGACCAGCCCAGTTGGTAAGTCAATTGTAACTATTGGTAAAGATATTGCCGGCGTAGTCAAGGGTATTGGTAAGTTTATTGCCGCCCTAGGAGCAATTGCCGGAAAGTTAGCCGCAATCGGTTTAGTCAAGTTATTTAAAGGAATTGGCAAGGCTCTTGGAGGCATGGGCAAAATCTTCTCTAAGGTCGGCAAGACAATTGGAAGATGGGCTAAGGGTGTTCGTAAGACCATTGACAATATGGTTAAACCAATTCAAAAAACGATGGGTAAAATCGGTAAAGGCATTTCTAAGGCATGGAGTGGCGCTTTAAAGACTGTCACAAAATTTGTTAAGAATATGTACCACACCGCCACTAAATGGATTGGAAAATTAGTAAGTCCACTGGCTAAAACTTGGCATTCCATCTCTAAAACTGCTGAAAAATGGTGGAAGAACATATCAGGAACTGTTGGTCGCTGGGTTCATAATCTCTACAAAACTGCCACTAAATGGATTGGAAGGCTGTTAAGTCCCGTAGCTAAGGCTTGGAAGTCAATTTCCAAAACTGCTGGTAGATGGTGGAAATCTATCTCCAATGCGATTGGTAGTTGGGCTCACAAAATCTACAAAAATGTGACTAAGTGGTTCAGAAACTTGCTGTCACCAGTTGCCAGAGCATGGAAAAATGTATCTAAAACCATCGGCGGCTGGATTAAGGGTATTTGGAAAAATATCTCTAAATTCGGTAACAATATGGCAAGCTTCTTTAAAAAGCTTCCGGGGCGGATTTCCGGCGCACTAAAAGGTGCATGGCATGGTATCTGGAACGCAATGGCCGGAATTGTTAACAACGGTGTTATTCACCCTGTTGTTAAAGGTTGGAATGCCGTTGCCGGAGCCATTAACGGTGTCGAAAAGAAAATTGGTGTTGGCAAGAGCTTTAGACTTAGCACAGCTAGTTACGGTTCGGCTAAGCTAAGCACCTATGCCAATGGTACTCCGGGAGGGCCAGCGTTAGTAAATGACGCTAAGTCTAAATACTGGCGCGAAGCTTACAAGCTTCCAGATGGCCGCATGGGTATGTTCCCTAATAAGCGTAACATTATAGTTAACCTTCCAAAAGGAACTGAAATTGCCAAAGGTGAGGACGCTAGAATGGTTCAGCCTTACCTAGAACACACTGGTGGTAAAATCCCGGCCTTTGCTTCTGCTACTGGCTGGTTAGATGGTATCGGCAGTGCTATCGGCGGTGCTGTGCACGGTGTCGGTAATTGGTTCTCTGGAGTTGAAACTAAGGCTTCTAAGCTTATTGATAATTTAGGCAAGATGATTAAGTCACCTGCTAAATATCTATCTGCTATGATTGCTTCACCATTAAACGCTTTAGCAAAAGGCGGTGGCATAGCCGCTAAAGCCGTTGGCATGACTGGTGACATTGTTGTCAACTCTCTTACTAGCTGGTTCAAAAAGATGTTAAAAGCAGGCCAAGATGAACAACTTGTCGGCAACGTCAAGCTTGGTGGTAGCGTTGCTTCACGTGCTCGTGCGTTAGCTAAAGCATTCAAGCAAGGTTATCCTGCTTCTAACAACGGTGGTATTGCCGGTATCTTAGGTAACTGGATTCAAGAATCTAACTTGAACCCTTCCGCTGTCAACTCTAGTGACCATGGTACTGGTTTGGGGCAATGGACGTTCACTCGTGAAACTGGATTAAGAAATTGGTTACGTAAGCACGGTTACGCATGGAACTCCGCCGCTGGTCAAATTGGCTATGCCTTGAATGAACCCGGCGCAAACGGAATGCTAAAGGCTGTATTGAGAATGACAAATCCTACTGCCGCGGCTCAAAAGTTCTTCGCAACTTGGGAGTCTGGCGGTAACATGGACGCTTCTGGTGGTGCTCGTTTGAGTAACGCTTCTGCTGTATACCGCTACATTAAGGGTATGGAGAACGGTGGTCTTGTTGATAAAGCTCAAATGATTAACATTGCGGAACACAACAAACCAGAAATGGTTGTGTCTTTGACCAACAAAGACGCCGCAATTCGTCAATTGAAGCAATCAATTAGCTACCTTGAGAGTGGTAACACCGCCACTAACGTGAATACTCAAAATACGTCGTCTGCTGATAGTCAAGCAATTGAACAAATTGCAACTGCTATCCAGCAAACTAACGCATTATTGCAAGCTATTCTGTCATCAAGCAATACCCCGAACGTCGCAGTTCTTGCTTCTCAAAGCGTTGTGGATTCAGTTAACAATGCTCGTCTTGCAAAAGATAGATACAACAAAATGTTGAATTAGCACCATATTTGGGGGCCACACCCCCAAATATACATACATCATTAACATAGGAGGTAATATAATGGCGTTAAAGAATGATGAATTCAGTATCGGTGGATTGAACAGCCGCTCCGACTTACATGTTATTATGGGTATGGTGTTGCCACCGATTGCCCCAACAATGTCAGAGTTATCGACAGATATTCCCGCTAAATACGGTAACTATTTTGGCGGAATTGATTATACATCAAAAACAATTAACATTCCAATTACGATAATGGCTCCACATAACTCACAATCATATATAGACTACGCGCAAACCTTGGCCGGGTTGTTATTAACAGACAATCCAGACAACAACCAAGAATTACCATTGGTATTTGGTTTTCAACCAGATTTAACATATTGGGGGCACATCACTTCAATATCTGACCCGCAAGTGACACAGGAAGGGTCTTGGGATTCGACATCAACTATCACATTCGTAATGTCTGACCCTAGAGCAACTATGCCACAGGTAGAAATGCCATTGAAAAACGGGTTAAATGTTATAACCGTTGATGGAACTGCACAAACAGAACCAGTTATCCAAATTATTCCAAAAAGAGCGTTAAAATATGTTGGATATACTCTCAATGGCGGTAACTATGGCGTCGGCCCAGAAGACCCAATTGACCAAGATAATGCCGTTCAAGAGTGGCAAAGTGTTATTGATGACCCCATTAACTCGATGGCTTTATGGAGTAATGGAGATGACGCATTATCACCAATAAAAACTGGGACTGCGCATGTTTTTCAAGGTAGTGCTACTATTAATGAAGACTCTGGCTCAATGATTGTTAAAAAAGTCAATGGCAAAAAGGATTATGGAACAATGCCATCTAGTTTGGCAGAAAATGATAATAAGTGGCTCGGCCCCGGCTATAAGTATAATGGTATGACTCAGTCTCTTTCGGAGTGGAGAATTAAAGCAGGAATTCATCATACTAAATGGCAAGGGGCACATCGTGGAAGGGCAATTGGTCAAATTCAACTATTATGGTTAAGCCCAAACGGAGAAACAATTGGCCATTTTGGAATTTCTGACCATGCTTATGGTGCTCGCCCAGAATGTTTTTTGCAGATTACACAGCCCGGTGGGAATTTTGACGTTGGAGATGGGACTCACAGGACTTTCTACTATGGTTATGGCCCCTCTGGGGCATTTAGCAATGATTCAGACCAATCAATTAAAATAAAAACAGGTACAAAAACAATCTCTAAGACAGTTTCCTCCCGTGCTAAGAACGGCAAAGTAACTAAGAAGACAATTAACGAAAAGGTAGATACCTACGTAACGGTTCAAAACAGGAGAGAGTACAGTGCGTTGTCCGACGCGTGGTTATTTTTAGATTTATCATATTATGATAATGAATATCACTATTCAATTACTCAACATAATTTAGCAAACGGTCAACCATATACAAATCCTAACAAGTATTTCATCGTCAGTTCTCAACAACCAGTAAAGACAGGCACGGCTTACGATACAGCATTAGGAGGTTTTGCGATATTCTTCGGAAAAAGACCAATCACGGAAGATGTTCAAAAAATAGACTATGATGAACCGTATATGTCGTTAACCCATTTGCAAGTATTTAAACACAATAAGGTTGATAGTAAGGATACACCAACATATATTGCGAATGCAGGATCTGAAATTATTATGGATTCAGAAGCTCAAAGAACAACGGTTGATGGGAAAATAGAATATCCTGTTTGGTCAACAAGTTATCCAAAACTAAAGCCGGGTGTTAACTCTCTTAATATTGTTGGAGATTTAGATGACGCAAAAATGGTTCTGAAATATTTACCAAAAAAGCTTTAGACGGAACGATAGAGAACTCCTCTATCGTACATACACAAGAGGAGGTATTGTTAATGGCGTTAAATAATCAATATTTAATTCTCGATTCACATCTAAACAATATTGGTATTCTAACGGTTGATGGTGCGACTAAATTCACCAACGATTCTATATCTATGCAAATTGCTGATACAGACAATACGAATACCCAGTATGATGATGATGTTAGCGTAGGAACTGATGACAATTATCGTACAGAAATAAATTCAAATTTTCAATCTAAACACTATGACCATAGTGGAACTGTAACCGTTCCACAGGGGCAACCAGATAGTGATAAGGTAGTGGCTGGAAATTATTTAGCATATTATGATAAATTTTTAGATAGATGGTATGTTATGTATATATATACGACCGCAGAAGAATCGACATCTACAGCTTCTGTTAATACGGTCGCATATGTATGTAATATGATGTTAAGGGACTTAGCTTTTAGCATTCCAGACGCGGCGACCGTTAAAAACGACACCATTCAAACAGTCTTTTCACACGTTTTCCAAAATTCTGGGTGGACGGTAGAATACAACACAGGTAACACATCTATTCAAAACAGTGATTCTTTTGATGGCAAGACAAAAGCCACGGTACTGTTGCAAAGCATGTTGCAATTATTTGGAGTTGAAATTACTGCTTATGTAAAAATAAATAGCCAGGGGAAAATAACAGATAAGATAGCAGAAGTGACAGACGAACTATCTTCTGGGGTTATTTATGAAGAAGCAGTTTTTGGAAAAAATATTACAAATATAAAAAGAACAACGGTTTCTGCACCTATCACAAAGTTATACGTATATGGCCCAAACGGAACTACAATGAAGTCTAGTAATGATGGTAAAGATTATATTGTAGATGATAATGCAAACCAATTATATAACTATGAGGGTTCACAAGCAAGTAGTTATTTAGAAGGCGTTATCGTTTCCAATCAAATTGAGTCTGCTTCTGGTCTTAAATCTTGGGGACAGCAAATGTTAACCTTATTTAATCACCCAAGAACATTTTATGAAGTAAACGTCACCCCTGATTTTTTACCGCCATTAGGAACAACGATTAGATTTAAGGACAAATATATTTCTCCAGAATTAAATGCAACTGGTAGAGTTATCCAAAGAACTTTAAGCTTCTCAAATCCTAATAGCAATAGCATTGCTTTCGGTGAGTTTGTAACCGTTCCAGTAGCTACTCCTGCATGGTTAACAAATTATCAGTCCGCATTAGCAGACGCTGTTTCAAAAGCCATAACAGACGCTTCTGCTATTACCCCAGTATTATCTCACCCAGATGGTCTTGATTTTGCTCAAGGTGAAACATCAAAACGTCTTATATTAAGTGCATGGGTTGGAAAGCAAAATATTAGCACATACGTTGATAGTAAAGGGTTCGCATGGCGACATATCAACACAGACGGCTCAATTGACCCAAATTGGGAGTCAACAGGCGACCTAATCAATGTAACTCCGTCTTTAATGGGTAATATCAGGGCATACATTGATGGTGATTATATATCGACAGACCCAGAGTTCCATATTGATAATCAATCTTTCAAGCTGATTGGAAGCTTTGACCCGAGCGACAATCCAATAGGCCGTGTCGCACAACATATGGAACCGCTTGATGACGGTACTTGGTATCAGTCTTCTGCTCATGATAACGGGGTAGACACTAACTTTATTCTTAGAGACCGTAACCTGAATTACGTTTCAAGAATGGTTATTAAAATGGGAGGACACGGAACCTCTTTCGGAGTCAAGTATATCAATGGTTCTCCTTGGATAATTACTGCCATGAAAAACGACGTGAACGACTGGGATATTGTAAGGTTCCAATTCAAAGCAAATGCAACACTTGGGTACAATGATGTAGTTCATCTTTTTAATACTCATCATTATGCAAGGGTAAACTATGATAGAAAAAATGATTTGCTTGCCTATTGTGACGCCGCATTCAACTATCGTATTGTCAACATGGAGGACGCAGAACAGGGCATTCAGACAGTTGAATATTCTATCAATTGGCTAGATTACGATTTTACTGGAGATGACCAAATTGTTCAAGGCCAAACTCTTGACTTTCCATACGTTTATTGGAATGTCGGAAACCAAGGGCTGAAAGTGTCAACTGAATTATATTGTGTAAACGCTATTCATAAAGGGGAAGTATTTCATGTCTATTACGACCCAGAGGAACAGCTCGGAATAACTAATAAGGTTATTGAACCAGAAGGGTTAGGTTTTCACAATTTTGGTGATGGTTATAAGCTGGTTCATTCATTTAATGTTACTCCAGATGGGAACCCACCAAAACGTCAGATGATTTACACATCTGATTTCGTTTACCGTGAAGAAATGCCGGTTGTCAATGGCGGCAATGATAGTAATGACAAAGACGAGTAGGAGGTTATAGAATGGCAAGAAGTGCATTTGTCGAAGTTAATATTACCAACCCTACTAAACTAGCACAAGATTCACAGGACACTGCCAACAACGCGGTTAAGGGTGTCACAGACTTAAATGACCCTAATTTAATGTCCGTGATTGAGAAGCAAAACAACGTTGTGCAGTTCGCTGGTTTAACATCTCAATATAACGTTCTCGTACAGAACGCTAAAGATGAGGGGATTGACACAACCGCTGTAACTACGGCGTATAACAACTTGAACAAATTCATGGCTGACGTTTTAGCAGACCCTGACCATGCTAGTGATGTTGACCGTGTGACATATAAGAAATATCAGGACGCTTACAACGAAGAATTAGCAAAGCTTCAAAACGCTCTACAAAATAATGCCAACAATAAATTTGATAGTGCCGCCAGTGCCACAAGTCAGGCGGCTTCAACAGCTAGTCAAGCGGCTAGTCAAGCACAGTCTGCTGTTGATTATACTAATGGTCAAATTGCTTCACAAGCGAGTGCCGTTTCAGAAGCTTCTAAGAATGCTTCCGAAGCTTCATCAAAAGCCAACAGTGCTCTTGACGCGGCTAGTGGTGCTAACGCTGAAATTACTAAGCTAAAAGGTGGTTCAACCTTAACCATCGCAGAGCTAGAAGATGGTCTAGGTACAAAAGTTTCTAATGATACATTCACGACATATCAAACACAAACTGCTAGTCAGTTCGCAGAAACAGTTAAAGAAGCTGACTTTACAACTTACCAAACTCAAACCAGCAAGTTAATCGAATCTAAAGTTGATAACGGAACTTACCAGACAGATAAGACACAAACAGCTAAAGATATCGCTTCAAAAGTTTCTTCTAGCGATTTTGAGACTTATCAAACGCAAACAGACGGCATGATTGCCAGTAAGGTTTCTAAGAAAGACGCTAATAATGTCAACTTAATACCTTACTCTAGCAACTTTTCAGATTCATTAGAAGGTTGGCAATTAATGGCATGGGGTGCAACTGATAGAAAACTATTGGTAACTACTCACAGTTTCTATAAAAATGGAACTGGGAAGTTATTATACCTAAATACAGCACAGAACGCAACTTCTGCCGCTGGTTCATTACGTTTCTCGGTATTACCAAACACTAAATACACGTTCCAATTTAAGGCGTTTGCTTCATCTAACGTTGTTGGAGCTAATGTGTATTTCTTGTCACGTGCTTATGGTTCGACCAGTGATTACGACACAGCTCATGGCCTATTTAATAATCTGGTAACTTCTCCATCACATATTGACCAGTATACGGTTACATTTACAACTGGAGCCAATGATAATGAAGGTTATATCAGAGTTGATAATATAGGTTCTAATAATGGAGCTTCTTCTGGTTTGTTCTTTACTGAACTCAAAATGGAGCCGGGTGATACCGCAACGAACTATATTTATGGTGGTCAAGATTCTATGATTTCTCAAATGTCTAACGACATCATTCTAAGAGTAACCAAAGATGGCTTGATTGACCAAATTAATATTCAGGCTGGTAATACCTTAATTTCATCTAGTGGTCAACTAACATTGTCTGGTAAAAGTGTCTTCCTTGACAGTGTTGACCCCGTTATCATGAAAAGTGCTAATATTGACACGCTCCTTGTTGGTAAAAAACTGACGGCGGCTGATATTGCGGCCAATACCTTCACAACTAATAACGGGACTTTCACAGTAGACAAGAATGGTCTTGTTACGGCGACGAGCCTAATTATTCGTGGCTCTACAAACCTAGTTTATAACGCGTCATTATCCGGTGGTAATGGCTCATATATTCCGGGGTGGAATATGAACGGTGAAGGCTATTATTCTAACGCTGTTTTGTATGATGGTGTGCCGGCTTTAGTTTGGGCGGGTACAACCGCAAGCGGTGTTTGGGATAATTACGCAACAACCTATTATCAACCTGTAACACAAACCGGCATTCCATATAGTGCTTCTGGGACTTTCAGAGATTATGGTTCTGCTAGTGGAATGATGTTTCAATGCACTTTAGCATTCTTTACTGATAAAGCCACAGCTTCACGTATTAACGGTTATAAGGCATTCAATTATACCGCAACTGGTGGAGATAGTGGTAGTATTTACTTCACTATTGACAATGTAGTTGCACCAAGCAATGCTAAGTATGTGGCTTTACAGTTCTGGGCTTATAACGGCAAAGGACATGCCGCATGGAGCCAGCCGATGTTAACACAGACTGCAAAAGCTACTGGTTATCAACCAGATACGGGCAATATTATCAGCGCTGGTACGGTAATTGGTACAAACATTAGCGCTTCTATTATTAGCGGGACAACGATTCATGCTGGAGATATTATTAATAGCACCAATAATACTGCTAATTTTTATCCATTAACAATTGATTCTAATGGTTTCATACAATCATACCATATTGACGATAATTTTGCAAACTCTGCTAAATTATACACTGGAAATTTGGTTATTAGCAACCGTAATATGTCAGCCAATGCTGGGTCTAATAATTTTGCCGGTGAAACTGCTGTTCTAGGTGGTTCTTCTTTAACATTGTCATCTGGATATACAGTCGGGAAAGATACCGATTTTACAAAAACCTTAATATCAGAAGGTCAGCCGGGGACGACTAAACTTACACTTTCGGGTATCACTGGCATTACCTTAAAAGGCGACGACCAAAAGATTCACTTTCACGGCATGTATTCAGACTCTCAGCCTAAAGGAATAACATTCACACCATATGGGAACATAAATGGTGACGAGGGTAGAACGACTGGTAATTGGTACGTTGGTTATAATTTAGCTAATATGACTGCGCAGTTTGGGATAGATAATCTCAATAAAAATACCATTGAATTTTATCGTCCAACCTTTGTTGATGAAATTGGCGCTATGGGTAATCGCTTAGATAACGGCAGATTATTGCTACACGCTGTTGATGGAAATGCCCAAATGTACCTTTTAAATGATGGTTCGCCAGCGGTTGCGTCACCGACAGTTTATAACCGAACGTATTCTAACGGTGCAAATGTGTTTGTCACCTCATATGGTCGTATCGGTAGGTCAACCTCGGCAAGTAAGTACAAACTAGCTATCGCCAGAAGCGATGATACATTGCAAGCTGACCGTTTAATGACTCTAAAACCAGCAAGCTGGAATGACAAAGTAGCTACGGAAAAAATGGCTGAATCATTGTCAAATGGTGAAATACCAGTAGAAGCAGAAATAAATCTAAGACGACATTACGGCTTAATTGCCGAGGATTTACGAGACGCTGGACTAGATGAGTTCTTAATCACTGGTAAAGATGGTCAAATTGAAGGTATTGAATACGACCGTTTATGGACGGTACTAATTCCTAAAATTAAACAGCTAAATAATAGAATTAACGAACTTGAAAGGAAGACCCTATAATGGAAAACATTAATATTACAACTGTATCAGTTCAGCCGGATAGTGTTTTTAAAATCAACTTTTCGGCAACGTATGAATCATCGTCACATATCGAGGGCTTTGTTCTTATGAAAGCAGAAGATTATCGTTCTAAGACAGGTGACGAACAAGTAGCATTCATTAAGCAAACTATTGCAGATAATTTGGCTGGCAAGATTACACCAGTATCTCAATTAGCTACTAACGATTCTAATAAGATTTAATATGGAGGATTTAAATTATGAAATTTGAATTACAAAACCAATTTGTTGCACCATCAATTGAATTTCTAAAGAGGTTGTCACTTGCTGGCTACCAATCAATTGCTCGGACACGCTTAATTAAAATGTTATCTGATAAAAATGATGAAATTGTTGGTCTTCAAAAAGACCTAATTAAAGAATACGCCGATAAAGACGATAAAGGTGAATTGATTGTCAAAGACGGTCAATACAGCTTTACACCTGAAAATGATGTAGCTTTCAGAAAAGCGTATTTTGAATTAATGATGGAAAATGGCGAAATTGAAAAGGCCACCTATTCACACCACAAAGAAGACTGTCAAGACTTCTTATTAAATGCAGACATTAATGTATCTGGCGATGAAGCAACGTGTTATGACGCGTTATGTATTGCATTAGATGTTGATTTCGATAAGCGATAGAAAGGAATGATTTAGTTTGGCAAAGACATTAGAATATGCCGACACTTCTGCTCAAACCGTAAAAATTGGCGATACGACTACCAGTTTCACAATGGTATTGGGCGAAGATAGCAACCCCATTGACCTTACTAACGCAACAAGCATTATTGCCAAGATAGGTAATAGCACCGGCTACCTAAAAGAGCAAACAGTCACTTCTGATAATATCCCAGACCCTTTGTCTGGTCAAGTAATTATTAAATTTGATTCTGAATTTATGAATGGACTTCCAGCGGGTTCTTACTTGTTAGAAGTTTGGGTGACTTATGATAGCGGAGTTGCTATCTATCCTAGTGGTGCTTTAACAGGATTTACAATTAATAATAACATTGAAGCTAGTGGTGGTTCAACCATCACAACTATCACATTCGATGATTTCGTAGATAAGTTTAATGAAATCGCGGCAAACGCACTACCGGGGACAACTGACACTACTAACTTTCAGAAACGAAAAATTACGAACGATGATGGTAGTTTTTATTTAAGCATTCCTAATGCAACTGGCGTTGATGTGACGGATAAATTACTTTCTTTGCCAAGTGGTTTATACACCTGCTATATTCAGGTCGGTGCAAAGAATAACCCAAGCAATGATTCGCTAAGAGGAATTGTTTGGGTTTCTGCTGGTTATGGGGGTGGCATTTTTGGCACAAACACTACTGGTGGGTATACATCGTATAGACTATTTATAGAAGGCTCATCTTTACAGTGGAAAAAATACCCCGCTCAAACGTCTGGTACTTTAGATGTTGAGCCGGCATTTTATATGACTGGTACAACAAGTAGTGAAAAAGCCTTGAACTATGTGCTAACTGGAAATGTATTGCACGTCAGTGGTATTGTTGTCCCAAGTTCTGAAATAGCGGCAGGAGGTACTGCTGTATTATTCAACTTACCATCTTCAATTGGTACCATAAGCGAATACAGAACCGCTGTACAGCAAAGCTCTAGCTATAACTTGTATTGTTTGAATTGGAAGCCAAATGGCCCCGTTTCAGTGATTAAACATAATACTGCTGGAACCGCAACAGCTATCACAACATCAACAGAATTGCAGGTATGCGTTGATATTGTTATTAACCCTAGTTAGCAATAAAATTCAAATTTTACTCTGAAAAAATTATCAAGAAGTAAACATTAACACACAAAAGGAGACATAAAGATGAATAAACGACTAAAACACGTACTATACGGTACTGCATTGGCATTATCGTTAGGATTATCTGCTTCTGCTATTAATACGCAGAATGCCAGTGCCGCTAACACCAGTGATGGTGCCGTTGTTAAAAAAGTTGTTGACATTTCAGAATGGCAAGGCAACGTTTCTTATCAGAAGGCTTTAGCTTTAAAATCTGAAACCTCATTTGTAATTGTCCGTGTTCAATACGGTTCTAATTACAAGGATATTCAGTATAAGAACACGATTGCTAACCTCGAAAAAGCTGGGACGCCATACGGTGTTTATTCTTATTCGCGGTATGTAAATGCTTCTGACGCTAAGCAAGAAGCCAAAGACCTTTATAATCGTGCTAAGAATGCTAAGTTCTTCGTTAATGACGCAGAAGAAGTTACTACGACTAGTGGTTCTTATTCTAGTGCTGTTAAGGCTTGGGGTTCTGAAATGCAAAGCTTAACCAACAAGCCAGTTATCCTATATTCTGGTAGCTATTTCTACAACAATTATATTGGAACTATGAGCAACTATGACGCTTTTTGGGAAGCTAACTATAGTAACCATTATCTCAAAGACCCAGCATTATGGCAGTACACGGATTCTGGTTACTCAACTAGTCTTGGTTTAGGTGTTGATACCAACAAGGTTATCACATCTAAACACCCTGTAAAGTGGTGGATTGGTTCCAGTGCCGCTGACAAGCAAAACGTAGACAAGTATCATGTTGGTGGATTCAAGGTTGGTGACAAAGTTAAGATTAACTCTAACGTTGCTAAATGGGACGATGGCGATACTAAGACCCCAATTGATAGTTCCGTATTGAAGAAGACTTACACTGTTGGTCAAATCAAGCAAGTAACGGAAGGCAAATCTAACCAAATGCTCTTACTAAAGAGCGGTAACACCGTTGTTGGTTGGACGTTAGCTGAACATGTTACGAAGCAAGGTTCTAGTTCGAATTCCAGCTCATCTAACAGCAACAAAGCTTCTAACCAAACCTATAACCAAAACGGGACATTCTACCCAAACACCACTCTTAATGTTCGTACTGGAGCTGGCACCAACTACTCCAAGGTAGCCACTTATTACAGTGGTGAAAGCGTTAAGTATAACCAAGTAATCATTAAATCTGATTATGTCTGGGCTAGATATTTACGCTCTAACGGTTATTACGGGTATATTGCTCTAGGTGTAAATGGTGGTGAAAGCTACGGTAAGCGTATTGTCGGTGCTTCTCATACCTATTATACAGTTAAATCTGGTGATAGTCTATGGAAGATTGCCAACGACCACGGAACTACTATTAGCAATTTAACTAGCCTTAATGGTATCTCGATGTATAGCACTATCTATCCAAACCAACGACTAATTATTAGCTGATAAGGGAGGTTCACCACATGGTATTAAGTAACATTATTGCCGCCGTTCCACCTCATTATTTCTTTGGATATAATCTTAGTGAATGGACGGAACTGATTGCCATTGTGAGTGCTTTTTTATCACTAGTTTCTTGGTTGTTCAAACGAGTTATTATTGACCCGTTGATGGAAAAGATTAGTGACTTAGGTGATAGTATTAAGCAATTGTCTGCTACGCAGAATGAAGATTCTAACACATTTATGCAAACGCTAGAGAAGCACACCGAAGAACTTGGAGAAGTTAAGATTACGATGGCAAGGCACGACGAAGAATTAAGGTCTCTCTGGAAGGGGAAGAATAGAACATGAACAAAATTAAAACTGCATTTAACAACTTTATTTCTCAATTCGTAAAAACATTTGAAACTAACAAGACTAAGCCTAGCTACTGGTTACAAATTATCGGTTCTGTTTTAATCATCGGATTAGCTGTTGGTTCAGCATTCTTTGGTCTAAAGATTGACCGTAGTGATGTCCTTATGGTATTTACGGTTATTGGTTCAGTGCTTGCGTTCGTAGGTACTGTAACGGATAATTCTATCCTTGAAAATGTTGGTAACGGTATTAAAAACGATTCTGATAGTTTAACGAGTAGTGAACAAGACGTTCTCAACAAACTTGTCGAAGCTCAAAAGGCGATTGAAAATGCAAAGACACCAACTGAGCAAGCACAATTAGCATTAAGTGCCGCTAATGAAGCTCAATCTGTTGCAGATAGCTTAGCAAATAAACTATCTAAAGAAGCCGTTTCAGACGCAGTCGTTAGTACGCAGGAAGTAGCACAGGTCGTAACCAGTGAATCAACAAGTGTCGCAGAGCCAGCTAGTGCTGTATCAGAAGTACCAGTAAGCGAAGCTACGTCAGAAGCTCCTACTAGCGAAACTCCTACTAGCGAAGCTTAGTATTAATCCTCACAGTTATGTGAGGGTACATAAAATACAAAAAAAGGAATGGTGAGATACAATGGAACTATTTAATCAAGAAGTCTGGGACACAAAAGTCAAAGATGAAGATAAAGAAGCCTTAGAAGATTACTTATTAGAGCTTGAAGCCAACGGTCGGGCCGTTAAGACTCGTTATCAGTATAAGGCAGATATTCGTGGATTCTTATGCTATTCAAATAAGAAATATCCAAACAAAACTGTCACACAATTAAAGCGTAAAGATTTTCGTAATTTCTTCTTATTAATGCAACGTGATGGAACCAGCCATGCACGTATTAATCGTTTTCAAAGTAGTATTAGAAATTTTCTGGAATATCTGACAATCAGTGAAGACTACGATTACGAAGTAAACCAAATGCACGCCATTAAGGGTCTTATCAAAGAACCTGTTAAAACACACACTTATTTAACAGATGGCGAAGTTAACATGTTGCTAGATTATTTAATTCGCCATAAGAAATACGAAAAGGCTTTATTTGTTAGCCTTGCTTATGAATCATGCGGTCGGCGGAATGAAATTCTACAAGTTAAAAAGGATAAATTCGTGGAATCAAATCAAACAAACACCGTTATTGGTAAGCGTGCAAAACGCTTTAAATTAATCTATTTCAAGCGTACTCAACAAATCGCTGACCTTTATTTAAAGCAACGGGGCGATGATGACATTGATAGTTTATGGATTTCAGACTACGGTGACGAACGCCACGCAATTAACTACTCCGTGTTCTATGAATGGTGCAACCAATTCGGTCGTATTTTAACAAAACTCACTGGTCATGAGGTTGCTGTTCACCCTCACGATTTCAGACGTACTGGTCTTGAAAACTACTCTACTGGTGTTCATCACGTATTAAAGGAAGCAGACAAGGACGCATTACCTTTGGAAGTGCTGAAACTGGTTGCTCATCATTCAAGTTCTGAAACTACGCAAGGTTATCTACAAGACCATGATGATGACAAATTGAGTGACGCATTCGGAATTGAAATTTAATAAAGGGGTTTTAAACTATGAATACAGTAGAAGTACAAGATGGCGAAGCAACTTTAACACGGGCAGTCCTATTCGATTGTCGAGCGAAAGGTATGTCAGCATTCCTCACGAAGCGTGACTTGGACGACTACCTTGAATTACTATACTATAAAGCCAACAAAGATGACAATAAGATTAATAAGCGAAAATACAACGCAATGGTTAAAAAGATGGATATTACTGAATATGATTATTATGGCGTAAAAATCGGTTATCTAGTAAAATAATCAAACAAAAAGGGCACCCGAAATTGGGTGTCCTTTTTTATTTGTCGAAAACCAATCTTACTTTACTACCATATCCGTTAATCAACATTGCCGTTGTGCTAAGGTTATGGTCACGTCTTAATCTAAACGAATCTTGCTGACGATAGCCGGTTACTACCAACTTATTACCTCTTTCCAGCCAACTGTCTGAAACACAATGACGGTTCTTACCTTGGCCGACCATTTCTTTTTTACCAAGTTTTGCGTACAATTGACGTCCTAAGGACACAATTGCTAAACCATCTGGTGTTAATAGGCTAACCGTTGATTTGATATTATTCTTTGCCACAATGGTTCCTGCAATAATATGATTTTCATAGATTGAGAACTTGCGTCCGTTCCGGCTAGTCACTTCTTTAATGACTTTTGGTTCTGGTTCTAACTCATTAAACGCTTGATAATTGAGCATTGTTCCAAGCGTTGACACTTCAAGTTCATGCTTTTCAGGGTAGAAGTTTAACGCCTCAAAAGCCCAGTGTTCTGGATTCCCTTTGCATTCCTTAGTCCATAATTCAGCACAACGTTTTTTCCGCTCAATTTCAACCGCCTCTGGAGTTTTCAGCCACTCTTTTAATGGTTTTGCAAACACATTAAACCATTTGTTATAACGTTTTGTATCAATGACAAGACGTTCATCATCAATGCTCCATAAGCTATCCTCTGGGGTCTTCTTTAATCCGTTCTCGTATTCTACGATTAAAGGTTCAACGGTATTGAGGAACCAGCGACCAATCGGGCTATCAAGTTTAACGTCATTGTCCTTTACATGCTTTTTCATTAGATAAGCATTCTTTTGTAGCTCATATTCCTCTGGAATCTTATCTTTAATCTTTTTAATCTGAACTGTGGTTAGTTTTGCTTTTGGTTCTGTTACTTCGGAAATATAATCAATCATGAGCTTTCTACGGTCATTTTCAAAATAATTGAACGCTCCAGATTTGATTAGTAGAATCATCTTCTTAATTGAGAAGACTTCTTTATTCTTATCAATGAAGTCGTCTAGCGAATCATAGGGGCGATTGTCCATGATACTTTCAATTTCATTAGTGCCGATACCAGATATGGCATTTAGTCCCAGCAAAATATTTTTAGATTGTTCGGTAATCTTAGGGACGAATCCTACCTCACTACGGTTAATATCTGGATAGGTCACTAATCCTTTTGGAAGCTGGCCAATCGCCGTTGCAAGCTTATTGTAGTCTGGATTTGCCATTTCATCACCATATGTCTTGGCATTGACCGATAATACAGCGGTTTGCCAATAAATTGGGTCGAATCGGTAGCAGATATTCATTTCAACCATCAAAATCAATGTATATGGTAGTGAGTGACTAACCGAAAACGCGTACCCCGATTGAATAGAGATTTGTTCGTCCCAGACGTATTTTGCAAACTCATCTCTAAGACCGTGTTCCTTAGCTTTTTTCAAAAAGAATACGTGTTGTTCCTCTTGCTTCTTTTTGTCCTTTTTAGCAATTGACTTCCGTAACTTGTTTGCCTCTTGCAATGAGTAGTCAGCAATCTTTAACACCATTTGCATTAGACGTTCCTGTGAGTTGTTTACCCCTTTATAATCATCAAGCAGTTCGTGCATTAATTTCTTTTCATTGTCATTAAGCCCAGCATGGTTCATATCCATATCCCAGTCGCTAGGGTTGTTCTGATAGCGAATAAAACGGTCAAGCGCTAGTTCATCGCTGTCACCACCGGTCAGTCGCATAAGACCATTGGCAGATACCAAAGCCATATAATCACGAGCGTTTAGCTTACGCAACGTCTTATAACCAACTGATGAACTAAATTCAAAAGCGTCAATGACTTTCCCGTCAAACAGCATTTTGTACATTTCAGGATTAGTCATGTCCAGTGCTTCTGGGCCAAAATATTTCATATAGGTTTCACGCAACGTATCTTGTTTATTAACTAGACCATCTTTAATCAGCATATCAATCGCACAATGAACTTTATCCAAGGCTGATAATGATAGGAAGTCGAACTTAATCATGCCGGCATATTCAGAGTCGTCAGCGTCAAATTGAGTAACGGCAATTCCGTTTGGCGTGAGCATTGCGGCATTATGTTCTGTATAGCCGTTGTTGGCAACCAACACACCAGAAGCATGTTCGCTACGGCCGACAACCAATCCGAATAAACCGATAATTGTTTCTTTCATATTAGGGTATTTGTTTACTTCTGATAACAGTTTATTAGATGGTTTACGACCCTTTTTCTCATTACCAAGCAAAGCGTCTGTAATCGGCCACTCATCATGTCCGTCTGCTGGTAGCAAGGAAACAATATAATTAACTTCGTTGTTATCAATCCCTAAGCCACGTCCGGCGTACTTGATGGCCGCACGTGTTCCAATTGTCGTGAAAGTTGCAAAGTTAAGAACCTTATCTTTTCCGTATACTTCTTTAACTTTGTCAATAATTTTTTCGCGCTTCGAGGCTTCCGTATCTGTATCAATATCTGGATAGTTAGAAGCAGTGTTTTCCGTAACACGTTCGGCTGAAAGAAAACGGTAATGCGGTAAGTCATATTTTAAGGCGTCAACTTGCGTCAAACCAATCAAGTAGTTCAATAACCAGCATGATGAACTCCCACGGCCGGGGCCAACTAAGCTTTGGCTCCACATAATATCAACAAAGTCATGCTGTGCAATAAAATAAGAACTCATTGGCTGGCCGATATTTTCAGTGATTTTGACAAGTTCTCCGACTTCCAAATCAAGGCGCTTTAGATAATCATTCTTATCCAACAGTCCGTGTTTTTTAAGGCCATCGAGAGCTAACTTCATCAAATAACCATCAGTTTCGTGTTCACTCTCAACCATAACCTTAATGTTTGGCAAGTCTTCACCGTGGTAGAAGTCTTCGTAAGTTGGTTTCTCAAACTCTGGAATGTGTCCCTTTGGAACAATTGGCGTATGTTCTAACGAATAATCCTGAACACGTTCAATGATTGAATGCAAGGCCGTGAACGCCTTTGTCAATGTATCATCATCAAAGAACTCAAATAGCTCCTCTACGCTGAATAAGTGCGCCGTATCGTAAACTGATAAATCTCTTTCTTGGTTTCGAGATAATAATAGGGCACCGTGTACAGGCCGTTGTGATTCATTCAAATAATGAGAATCGGTTGTAATAATAAATGGAACGCCAAGCGATTTGCTAATTCTCTTTAGCCAATTGTTGACCACCAGTTGTTCTTTGTTGTGACTTGGCATTAATTCAAGAAAGAAGTTGTCTTTACCGAACACTTTAATCGCCCAGTCAATCATGGCTTTTACTTTGTTAAGATGAACCTTGTCACCATCATCTTCGTAAGCTAGAAGCTCCTGTGCTACATATCCTCCAAGACAAGCTGTGCTTGCAATGACATGGCCTTTGTAATCACCGCTTTTCATAAGTGCTTCTATTTCACCGTAGAAGCTTGGAACACGTTCAGCACCATGATATACGTGATAATGGCTCCAAGCAAGTGAAGACTGCTTTTGAAGGAACTCGTGACCTTTCTTATCAAGAGCATTTAATAGGAAGTGGTTGAACTTGAAAGGCTCGTTAGCTTCCTCTGCCTTTTCCATCTCACTTTGGTCAACTAAGTAAATTTCGTTGCCTAAAACCAGTTTAATGTCCTTGAATTTATCTTGATTATCATGATAGTAGCGCTCGGCCTTAATGTGGTCGCTAAGAGATTCATGTCCCGTGAACGACACTGCTTTTAAACCGATTTTATTGGCGTAATCTAGCATTTCTTTTATGGTAATTGTACTATCCAGAAAACGTAGGTTACTGCTAAGGTCTGTGTGGCCATGTAGATTGCCATATTTGTAAGCTATCAACTCATTTTTATCCATTTTATTATCTTTCCTCTCGTACTAATTATAGTCCTGTTCACCCATTAGTTGCTCAACTTTACGAGCTAACTCATCACCAAATTTATCTTTAATATTTTTTATCGCATTTTCATCTGCATAAGTTAGCCAGAAACCGCTTGTCTGATTGAGCTTACCTTTGAGAATACTATTAATGTTTCCGTGGCTAACTCCAAGTGACCTGCCAGCTTCACGTTGCGATTCAAAATGCAATACTTTCAATGTGCCTAATTTAACTGCAATTACAGGCGATTTAGGTGCATTATTTTTGTAATTTGTATGACCTAATTTATCCCGATATGCAATGTTTTGTTTACGTGTACACCATTCCAAATTCTCAACATAATTATTAGCTGGGTTACAATCCCTGTGAATAACTTCTGGTAAATTGTCTGGATTCGGCAAGAAACAAGTAGCGATTACTCTATGAACTAGTCGGTAGACTTTCTCCCCGTTTACGCTGAATTGTGCTATCATATAACCACACTTGTCGCAGTATGGCTTCAAGACACGCCCCTTTATGAAGCACTTTCTGCCATTTTTTCGTATAACAATTCTATCGACCGTCCTAACACGCCCTAAATTACTCGCCTGAATAAAGTCAAATTCAGGGTAAGTTTTCCAAATCTCTTTTTCACTTTTATCCATTGTTGTTTCCTCCTTTTTTCGATATTATTATAGTACCACACTCTGTTAAGTTTTGCAACCCTATAAACGCAAAAAACAGCCACCTTTTATAGTGGCTGTAATTTTATTGTGGCTGTGTGAGCTTCTTCATATGTTCATCAATAATGTGGCTGACCTCATCGTTGTTGAAACCGACAGCTTGTAATACTGCATAAATGGCAAGTACATCTTTCTCGGCATATGATTTAATAGGTGTTTCTGTACCCGCAACTGAAAATCCTTGCCCTAAATCAACGGCAATTGCACTAAATTTAGGGCTGTTGTAGAACGTGGCAAAGCTCTCGCCAGTCGGAACCTTGTGATTACCGTGGGCGTGGTTCCATCGGCTACGGGGTTGGTCGCCGTGAAAGACGGCGTAGTAACGTTTATAGATATTATTTGTCGGTGTCTTCATTGGACGTTTCGTAATACTTTTGTGCTTCTTTAACATTTTTAGTGGCCTCCTCTAAGATTGAATCAAATTCATCAAGATATTCACGAACAGTTGTAACTTTCTTTTCGTTTTTATTAATGACGGTTTGAGCATAATATTTCAGTGCGTAAATAACGTCTTTGTGGTAAGTTCGTTCAAATCGCGGTTTCCGTCCTTTTTTCTGGATTTTGTGAATTAATATCACACCAGAAACAGAATATTCATTATTGATTAACAGCCAAGACGGCGATAGTTTAATTTCTAAAGACATCATTGCACCTCCATTATTTTTGCGACTTTTTCAGCAACATAGTTACCAAACTTGGTTCTGGTATTCTCTACGGAATTATTATCAGCGTTTGTAAACCAGAAGTTGTGATGTTGTTTGTAGCGACCTTTGGTAACGTCTTTAATGGCTGGCTGATAAGCCCCTAACCGTCTGGCGGCTTCATGTTGTGATGGAAACCGCAAAACTTCTAACGTTTTTAAATTAACTGCAATTACAGGCTTCTTTGGTTTGTTGTGGCGAGCTGTGTGACCTAATTTATCCCGATATGCAATGTTATCTTGGCGAGTGACCCACTCTAGGTTCTCTACTCGATTGTCGGTGCGAACGGCGTTCTTGTGGTTCACCTCTGGCAAGTCATCAGGATTGTCCAAAAAGCAACCTGCAATGATTCGATGGACTTTTTTGGTAACTTGTTTGCCATCTGCACTAAAACACACATACATGTAACCACTTTTATCACGTTGTGGTTTCAAAATCCTCCCTTTAATCAACCGCTTGCCATTCTTGACTTTGACATATCTTTCAACCGTTCTAACTCTGCCAAAATCGCTTCCCTGAATAAAGCCAAACTCTGGATAAGTCCTCCAAATCTCTTTTTCCCTATCCATAAAAATTCCTCCTTTTCAACTATGGCTCTATTATAAATCATCTCTGTCCAAAAGTCAACCATTTTTGAATAAAATCGGGATTTTACTCACAATTTTTGACCTGATAATCGCTATAATCCAATATACGCCTGTCAGACGGCTTCTAGGATATTTTACTAGGCGTCTGGTATAATAAGCCATGAGTTTTTCCAAAACAGCTCTGACGGACTCTCACAAGACTATTTTTTCAGAACCGCCATTTTAGCGGCTGATTTTTGGTGGTTTTGGCAGATTACTTCTAAATAATCTAACTCTACACCAACTCCGACCAAAAGAAATGTAATAGCCAAGTTTACTAAAGTATTGCTCAATTGCTTCTGCTCTATCGTCATCGGTACGTGTCCAGAAGTGGATATAAACATAATCTTCACCATTTCTGACAGTCTTTTCAATTTCTCTCTTAATGACTTGTACCTTTTTATCATGTTCAATATCTTCAAGATAATATTCAACACGTGCTTCCTTATTCTCACGACTTAGTTCCTGTGCTTCTTTTGCGCTCATAAATTTCATCATGCTTCGCCCCAATCAATTTTTACGTGCACTTCTTTAAAAAATCCGCCCCTATCCACGAACGGGTCTGCTGGCAGAGGAATGACCTTTGTAGTAATATTAAGTATCAAATTGTTCTTTCGTAAGTTTACCGCATATAATTCTTGATTGTAAAGCATATCCTCCAGCATTTTGGTTGGCTTATCATACGGTTCTTTACCATCAAACAGTCGACCGTACATTTCCAAACAATAATGACCATTTGACGCAGAACCACGCAAGGCTTCAACCAACGTGTCCCAGTAATCTGGTTTACCTTTTTCCTCAATTGCTTTTCTAGCTGATTCACGCAACTCTTTAAACAAATCTTTTTCCATTTCTATCATCTCCTTGCAATTATAATACCACATTCTAGTCAAGATGTCAATAATAAAAAAAGAGGTGCATTACACACCTCTTTTAATCTTACCAAGCGGTTGCTTGCCAAGCAACGATTCCTTGTTTGCGATATAATTGAGCGGCCTCGTTAATTTGTGTACCGACATTGCCGTGACTGGAACGCATTAACTGGAACAAGCCATGAGCACCGCTTCCTTCTGAATTATAAACGCCAACATTACCACGGCTTTCTCGATTGATAATCATACTCCAAGTCGAAGCAGATTCACCAGTTCGTGAACTCATCTCTGCGGCCACTTGATTAATTTCCGCTTGTGACAATTGACCAGAAGTCTTTGACATTAATCCTTGGCTACTTTGCTGTGGTTGCGTTTGCTGTGGTTGAACTTTTTGTGACTGTGTTTGTTGTTGTTGTGAGCTCTGCTGTGGTTGTGAACTCTGTTGAGGTTGAACTTTTTGTGGCTGAACCTGATTTTGAGTTGTTGGAACTGAATAGCTAGGTGCCTTACTTGTCACCGCTGGTTGTTGTACCTTTGGTTGCGTTACTGCTGGGGCTTGCGTGTAAGTCGAATGGTTAACTGCTGGTGCGCTGATTTCCAACTTGTCGCCAATATAAATCAGGTCTGGGTTGCTTAAATGGTTCTGTGTAACAATATCATTAATAGTCGTCCCATGCTGATAAGCAATTTGACTAACAGTATCTCCAGCTTGAACAGTGTAAGTGTCCGCGTTGGCCGCTTGAACTCCGAGCGCTAAACCTAGTGCCATTGAACTTGCTACCAATGCTTTTTTCATAAATAAAAAACCTCTTTCTTTATTTGATAACCATATTATAACATATAATTGTTTCAAAACAGTTACAGCGAAATTACTTATTCTTTACAAAGTACGTTTTATCAATTTTGCGGCCTTGCTTGCCACACTGTCACCGAATTTTTCTCTGGTAAGACTTACTGCGTTTGAGTCTGCTTTAGTAAACCAATAACCACCGAAATTGGCGCATTCACCTCTAATAACCATGCTAATTCCTCCTCGGCCAACCCTTAACTGACGAGCGGCCTCACGTTGAGATTTAAAGCATAGTGGCTCTTTGTTTTCTAGGTTGATTGCAATTACAAAACATTTTAAAATGCTAGACTTAATTTCTTGTAACTTCTCTTTAGTAATCTCATTTTTGGATTCCGTAAAATAGTAACCACCTGCCTGTTGATATTCACCTTTTAAAACTTTATTAATGTTTCCCTGTCCGACTAACGTCTGTCGTTCGGCTTCACGCTGTGAGTGAAAATATTGCTTTTTAAATGTCTTCAAATCGTATGCTGTTAAAGGGCGCCCCTTTGCCTCACCGTGCCTCTCCGTATACTGGCGATTATAAGAAGCAGTGCACCATTCAAGGTTATCAACACGATTATCGGTTCTAATGCAATTTTTATGGTTAACTTGCGGTAGGCTATCAGAATTCGGAATGAAAGTTTCTGCCACCAATCGGTGAACTTTTTTCGATTGCCATTTACCATTGTAAAAAACGTTCGCCGTTAAATAACTATGACTATTGTCATATTGTGGTCTAATCCCACCTTTAATATATCGTTCACCATTCTCATCGCAAATCACCATATCCAGCATATTAATTCTTCCACGAGAACTCGCTTCTACGCCGAGTACACTGGGAACTGGTTTCCAAATTTCCGTTTCATTCATTTTTAACCCTCATATTCTTTATTTTATATACTGATTATAGCACAACATTGTTACAAAACCTATACAATGATATTACTTATTGTTTACAAAACATGTTTCTTGTAATCTTCACTAATTCTTGCTTGTTATTTAATTCAATAGCTAGTGCCATCTCAACCTTTTCAATCTCGTCTTCTTGTGCCAAATAATAATCTGTGCGTTTTGTAATGTTATGAATCTGTTGAAGATTATTTAACGCCTTGGTGATTTCGTTAATTTTCTTATTTTGTTTGCGAAGTAATCTATCGAATGTTTCAGTCAAACCGCCAATAATCTCATTAATCACATCTTTATTCACTATTTCGCTATTGGAACGTTTCGCAAGCCAAACACAATCATGTAAACTATATACGGTGATGAGATTTCTATTATGAACGTCAACTACGACACGAATTTCATCAACGTCTAAGAACCAAATACCGTCTTGATTCGTCTTGCTGAAAGTGCCGTGAGAAACAATATTAAGCAACCAAGGTTGCATAAGCGATTTGGAAATTCCAAATCTCTGACGTGCTCTTTTCTTAAAATGCTCACTTCTTGAATAAGCCAAGATTTCGTTCCGATTAATCATTATAATTCTCCTTTTTTGTCAGTGCTACTTGAAGTTTAATGAAAATATCACGTGCTTGTTCGCTATCATATCTTCCAATGAACGACACATTGTCTGTATCTTTCATTTTCTGCATAATTCTAATCATCTTTTGATTATTTGAGATGATGAAGATTTTCTCATCACTCTTATCTGCAAAGCTCATAATATAATTAAGGACATCTTTTTCAGTGTTACTCTTATCGAATCTCCTAAAATAGAAGTTCACCCAGTAATCACTTGCACAGGCATATGCAACTCTAACACCATCACTCGCTTTATAATAAGTAAGATAGACTTTCATAGCGATAATGCCACCACCAAACACTTATTGACTTCTTTCATAATATCATCGTCCAAACTACCAATCTTGAAATAAAGTTGGTCTACGTTAATTGTACGAACCTGCTCACATAGTGCAGTGTTTGAAACAACTTCACCGTGATTTGGCAATCCAAATTCGATATGAGTTGGTAAATGGTGTTTGTTACGAGTAGTTAGTGGTACAATCGTAATTGCTGGTGAGTATTTGTTTGCCAAGTTATTTGATACAACCAACACTGGTCTTTTTCCACGTTGCACTGCGTCACGTGAACTTTGCCGTTCACCCAAATCTGCATAGTATACATTTCCTCGTTCAATTCTCTCATTATTTACTAACATCGTAATAATTCCTCCTTGATATTTTGTAATTACATTATACGTCCAGAAACAACTTTTGTCAAGCTAAAAAATACATTTTTTTGATTTGCGTGTTTGGTCTTTTCAAATCTTTCAATCGTTTTATAGTTGTTCTTCTAAAGTTTCCTTCATATAAATATCCTTCTTTCTTTTTTCTATGTAAAAAGCATACCATTTCTGATATGCTTTGTCAAGTATTATTATTAGTGTTACTATTGATGATTATCTACTTTAGCAATGTATTGGTCGTATAAATAGTATAATCACAACGATAAATAAATAATCGCTTGCCATCAATCAAAAGTGACGTGCTACTAGGAACCTGTGTTGACTTATAACTAACTGTATCACCAGCGAAAGTAGCAATTGGCTGTCCGGCTTGTGAGCGAATAAGAACAACCTTACTAGAACCTGTAAAATAGTTCTGATACTTGTTTACAAAGCGGTTCATAAATGGAACTGAACTATTATTGTTAGTGACATTATATCGCTTTGGATATTTATCAAGTACGTTAGTCAATCCATCTTGGTAGGCGATTAAACTACTGCCTACGTGAGTGATTTGTTTTCCGCCTAATGTAATATTAAGCACAGATGAAGCCTTAGATGTTTCGCCATTTTCATTTACTTGGTCAAACTCTTTATCTCGTGCAATCGACAATGATTTCCCGTGTATAGTGTCAATTTTTTGTGCATTGTAGTCATATGTTTGTACCGTCATAGGTAATCCATATGTTTGTTGCTCAAAGTCTGAAAACCAGCTATCTACAAATTGACAGCCCCCTAAAACAACCGTAAGCGATAGCGTAAGCGCTACAAGCAATAGTTTCTTTTTATTCATTGTATACCACCTTATTTTTCATCGTTGTCTTGCCCAAACTCTTCGCTAAATTGCATTAAGGCATAGATACTTGGAATAGTCCCGTATTTTATGAAATTCTGATATTCGTCAGTCACCGAATCTACTGATGAACTTCCCTCTGTTAATCGTGCAATCGTCATCAGCGTTGTACCATCTTTGAACGTCAAATCATCATCTGTTAAAGATTCCACGTCCTTAACAAATAAGTCTGCGTCTTGTTTGGAAATGATTACAGAAATTAGTTTGTTATATCCCGGCTTGTTTAACACAACAACGAAGTCGCCATCACCGGCAATATCATCAAAATTATCTAACAAATAATCTTTCACGCTCATTGTTCTTCCACCGCCTTATTACGTTTAGTACCATATAGGACTGCTAACTTTTTAATTGCGTCTGGTTGGAAACCTCCCCACATACCAGTCTGTGACCACCGAGCACTCTTGCCAGTTTCCAAATAACGAAATGAAACAATAGGAGCCTGCCAGAATCCCTCGTCCTTTAAGTTGTTAATTTCATCTTCTGACAAGGCTGAAATGTCGGTTTCAAAGTAAGCAATATCGTAGTGGTCGAGAAGTTTCTTTGTCATTCGACATTGACCGCAGTTTTTCTTAGTGTATAAATCTACTCGAATTTGTTTTTTATTATTTGCCATTTTTATCACCTTTCATTAATTCATATAACTCATAACGCAAGTCGTCATTTTCTAATTTAAGCTCATCTAATTGTTCCTCTAGTTCAGCAACTCTGTCTTGATAATACCATAGCTGTTGAGCTAATTCAAACCTACTGTCTTCCATGTAAGCCACCTCTTTAATAATCTAACCCGTAAATTGGCCCCTTGATAGAATATTCGGTTGACAGCATATCGGCAATACGTTTGAAATCACCTGCCGTAATACCATTGCCAATCAGCTTATGAATCTTATCAATAATTTCATACGCGGTGCGGTTATCGCTGTTAGCCAATTCATTATATTCACGATATAAGTCATCATAGTCTTGGCCAAGAAGTTCGTAAGCCACGCTCAATGCTTGATTGTCTTTTTCGATATCTTCAACTTCGCCTTGTAGTTCCTCGTTTTGTTCTTCGAGAATCTTATTATCTATCACGGCGTCTTCCAATTTTTTCTGTAATTCTACAATTCGTTCTTTATCAGTCATCATAAAACACTTCCCTTTCTTTTCAAACATTATTCTTATTGCGAATACATTTTAACACGATTAACGTCTGTATTATTCGCCATAATCCAAACCAAATATTGGCTCCTTAATAGAATACTTAATTGATAACATATCTGCAATCTTCTTAAATTCTGCGGAAGAAATACCATTACCAATCATAGAATGAATATCATTGATAATTTCAGGTACATTAGAGTTTTCAAGCCTTTTTCTTAATTCACCATTTTCCTTATATAAATCATCATAGTCTTGTTCAAGGGAATCATATTCTCGTGATAATTCTTGGTTGTCAAACTCGCTATTATCAAGTTCAGTGCCAAGCGAATCATTTTCAGCTTCGAGGTCTTCAACCTGTTGTTCTAGTTCTCTAATATATTCTTCTTCATTGTCCATTACAATCACTTTCCTTTCCTTTTTAAATCCTTATTACATCTGTAATTATATCATGATTTGTGCTTATAGTCAAGCCCATAATTAAATTATTTTTATTTCTTGTTGCACTCGCAAAAGTGATACCCACCATGTGTATTTCTTCTACCTCTCAAACAAGCACTTATTTTTGAGGCGCTAAGTCCAAGTCTTCTTGCACAATCATTAACCCCAGAATATTTCATTTTTCTATTATCTTTGATTGCATATATTTCTCTTTGTGGGAATGTCTTGTTTTTCTCTTGTTCTAGCCTGCTCGCCCACCTAAGATTGGACGCCCTGTTATTATCTTTATTTCTATCAATATGGTCAACAGTTTCCTTATTGTCTGGGTTATCAATAAAAGCCAGAGCTACTTGTCTATGAACAGATACATTTTTTGGCACGCCATTTTTATATAGCGTCACCATATGATACCTTCCAGTTGTGTCTTGTGAGAGTATTTTAGACTTGACGGTTCTGGTTCCGTTTCCTCTTGTTTTAACTTTTCTAGTAATTGACCTAACCCTACCAAGGCTAGATACTTCATAATTAGGATAACCCAATATTGGCTTCCAAACTTCTTTTTCCATACAAAAAACCTCCTCATCTTTAATGTAACTATATTATACATCAGATAAGGAGGTTTTACAACCACAATTATTCAATTTTTATTTTTTATTTTTTCTTTGCAAACCACTTGCTATCAAAGAATGCCACAAGGTCGTTCATAATATATAGCATGTAGGTAAAGAACAGAACCCAAACAGCTTCTCCTTGCATAGCAGTTACTAACCACAATACGATGGAACTAAGACCTTGTGCAAACCAGAAGTAGTAAGAAGCACGGAAACGGCGAACGGTTAAGATTGCCCCCGTAAGACCGATAGTAGCGGCAAATGCGTCAATAAACGGACGGGGACTCGTTAAGATAACCGTATCAAGACCGTATGTCACGATAAAGAAGCCAACGAAAGTTAATGCCGTCTGCAAAGCGAACTTGGAGTTCATCTTACGAGGTTCTAAATCTTTACCATTATTCCAAGTCTTATTAAATAGCACCGGCAAGTCCAACAGGAAGATATAGAAGCCTTGCATAACAATATCAGAGAAGTTCCCTGTCTTTAACGCCACGTAAATCAGCATAGCCGCAGAAACGAAGCCTAGAACACCGTTGATAGGACGTCCGTTCGTGATACTTAACGTACAAGTAAAACCAATCAACCCGGCAATCGTTGAAGTTACTCCCAAACCAGTAATTCCATTACTAAGACCAACGTATAACAGGAACAGCCAACCAATTACCAGCAAGACATAGCTGGACTTTGTCCAGCCAGTCATCTGGTCTTTGTACCAACGCCAATTGAACACTCGACTAGCAGATTCTGGATTGTAACCTAAGCTTGTATTTTGCAAAATTATGATACCTCTTTCTATTTTTGTTTAAGTTCTATCAGTTTTTATAAGATAACTGGTAACGGAGTAACCGTTCCATCACTACTTACATCTAACATAACTTGTGAGCGTGAGGCTCGATAGTGTAGTCGTTCTGAATAACTCGTAGGGCCAATGACGCTACCAGATTGAATAACTAGCCCAGATTCCTCACGTATTGACATACTGTGGAAGTGTCCGCCTAAAATTGCGTCATATAACATGCTGTCGAACTGTGAAGCTGTTGCCAATGTTTCAGCTTTAGATAGGTTGTGTAAGTCGCCGTGTACGAACTTGATATTGTTTCCATTGACACTCAAATGGTCTTCGGTGGCTTTATCAGGTTCTTTTACGGTAATATCATAAGAAGTTTGTTCTGCAATCAGCTTAATAGCCTCATTCAGCACTGTTGAAAAGCCATCATCAGGTAAGTTATCCTTTTTATTACCGTTGGCACGGTCGTGATTGCCCAAGATACCCGAATAAATAACTGGAATGCCAGTGTTCTTAGCGATATTGACAACAAATTCTGAAACCAATTTAATCGCCGTGTTAATTTGTTCAGACAGCTTCATCGTAATTTCGTATGATTGATTGTTTCTCATGTAGGCACCTTCGATAGAATCGCCTAAGTTCTCAATGTAAATCGCACCGAACTTAGAAAAACTTGCATATCGAATTACCTTGTCTGCATATTCAGATAATTTATCTTTAGCAATGTCTTCATCGTATTTGTAGCCATCGACATCAACCTTAGCTCCGATATGGAGGTCTGACAACGCAACAATTAATACGCTTCCGTCACTTAGCGGTTTTACAACAGGGTAATCAAGTTCGTTAGGAACGACTGTAATGCCATCTTTCAATGACCGCTTTACATCACGCTTGAATAATTCCATATCAGCGTAGTCACGGCGACTCTTGTTAAATTCACGCCGCATTAATTGTAATTCGCGCTTTTCCAGCAACATTTCATCAATTTCTTTATCAAGAGCATTGCGTTTGTGGTCTAATTCCAAGGAACGTTGCTCCTTAGATGACTTTAATACGCCGGTCTTACGTTGATATTTCTTTACCAGTTGTCGCAACCCTTCGCATTGCTTTGCGTCATAACCATCTTGTCGTAACAAACGGGCTACTTTGCCCCAGTTAGCCCGTCCGTTTTCACGTTGTAATTCAGTCTTATAACGAGAGGCTGTTTCCAGCCCAATATCATCAATTTCATGAGTTTTTCCTTTGTTGTCCGTGTAAGTTGCCATTGGTTTTTAATATCCTTTCTTTTCTGCGGCTTCGGTCAAGTCTGCCAAGATGATTGCTAGGTCTTCAACACGACCCTCGTTTAAATCATTAACCTTGTTGCCATTGCCTAAGGTCTTTTCAACAATTGTAGTTAACGTCTTAATGTCATTGTTCTTTTGGAACAAAATTGCGACTTCTTTGGTCTTTTCTAGCAAGTCATCAAAGTCATATTCAACGTCCTTGGTGTCAGCGTGCAAAACTTTCTTATCAGTCGTCTTTTCATAGTTACCGCCAAGAACCCGTTTAACTTCTTCTTTATACGATTCGGCAGTGAATGGAATAATCGGTTTAACACCTTTGAATGTCGTACCAGCTTCATATTGAAGCGTTCCACGTAAGTGCAATACCCGTTGTTCCTTACCGTTTACTAAGTTGTTTTCAGCATACAAGACGTTATCAACCATCTTAGTAACTGGCCCTAGTGCCTTTTCTTTTAAGTCAGGAACAATCTTTGTAAACTCTACCATTTCTGTTCCATCGCTTTCTTGTGATACGACAGCGTCAGGAATTGAATTAAATTCAGCAGAGTTGATATACGGCATTTTTACAATCTTTTCAATTGAGTGCGAAACAAAGATATTCGTGTAAGGTAATGACTCTAATTCTTTCAAGCCACGGAACCAAACCTCATTTAGACGTGTATGGTCACGTCCATATCCAACGTTACCATCACCAACACTAAATTCATCAAATTGAGAAGCCGTGAATTTATCTGCATAGCGGTATAGGTTTTCGATTGTGTCAATTGAGATAGCGTCAAACATTGATTGAACTTCTTTTCGCTTTAACTGCGATAGCACTTGTTTAAATTCACTCCAGCTAGACACGTATTGAACCATCGCACCGTCTAAAGCGCCGTAACGCTTTTCAGTCATGATATGAAGCACTTTCGGGAACAGCTCTTGCACAAAGGTCGTCTTACCAATCTTAGACGGCCCATACAGCAATAGGCTGTAACTTGAAGGGTCGGTAGAAACTTTGTTCGGTTCAATCTTTGTTAAATCAATCATTATCGTGTTTTCCTCCTATTTTAAAAACCATGCTTGTACATTAACGTTGTAATCAAATCTTAGAATGGTAAGTCATCGTCAGAAATTTCTAATCCTGCACCACTGTTAGCAAACGGGTTTGATTCATTCTTTACTGCGCTACCAAATCCGCCTTGACGAGCTTGTTGAGCATTTTTAACAGGAGCAGTTTGCTTGTTGTTTGCACGTGAAATTGCTTCTGTACGTTGTTTGCGTAATTCCTCGTGAGCCTTTTGGATTTGGTCTTCCGTAAGTGACAATTCATCGTTTTCTAGCGGTGCACCACCAACGATTAACAGTTGACGAACATAAGAATTTGATTTAACAACTGCATGAATTTGTCCAAATGAACCACCACCAGCATTGTCAACATTTTGCTTCTTAACGACAACATAGTTCAAAATATTGTAGTAAAGTACGCCGGTAGTTCCTTCTGGTAACGCACCTTGCATTTCAGACGCCAATTCACTAGCAATCTTTAAGTCCATTACACGACCAACTCGACCATTATAGCCAACAGTGAGTGCTTTAACTTTCCATAAACCAGTTGGATTTCCGTCCTTGTCAATGTCTTCGTCATAGCTTTCAATAACTGCTGGAATGCTACCGTAAGTGTCGTCTTCTAAGTCTTGACCATTTACACGGTGAACGGTAGTTGCACGGAAACGATTTGATTCTTGAACAGTTTCACCATCTGATGAATAGATATTGTATGATAGGTCGCCAAGTACGTTTACTCGGTCTGCCCGTTCTTCGTCACCGTTGACATCTTGTAACGAAACATAGTCTTTCATAACAGTTGCGAATCCTTTGAACAATTTATTTTCTTTGCCAGATTTAGTGAACTTCCGGTTATAGGCGTTGAACGTTACCATGTTTACCTTGTCGTTTTGCTTTACTTGAACACGAATATACCCTTTGATAATTTCATTACCATCACGGTCTGTCGCAAATTCTAAGGATTTTTCAGCTAAAGTACCAGTTACTGAAAGTTGATTTCCTTTTAATTCTTTAAGTTCAGTCATATAAAATTCCTCCTAATATTTTTTCTTATTCAACTTTACTTCATAATTATAACATTGATTAAAATATAAGTCAAGCACTTTTTAAATTTATTTTCCGACTAACCAATTATCAAGCTTTTAAGCAACAGGTTCTTTAATCATCACTCCTTATATTTATCTTGTTATGATTATATATTAACACTTTCTTGTTGAAAAGTCAACCATTTTTACAAATTTCTTGTAAATAATTCTTTATCCAAAGGATAATCTTCACTATCACCTAAAATAATGTAGGTCGCTACAACCTCTAGGAAGTGAGAAACATTGTCGTTTTCAGACTCAACTTGGTCTTTAGGGGTTGTTACTAAGAATTGAGAGCCGAAATATTCACCGAAAAATCCATTGCTTTGTTCTTCAAGGAACTTCTTGCAGTCATCAACACGCTGTTCTGCGTTATGAGATTGGTCATAGTAGTTTTCAAAGAAAATCTTTTTTAAGTCAAATAAAGTGACGCCGTTTAGCGCCCCTTCAAATCGTCTAAACATTTTTATTCGCTCCAGTCGTATTTTATATTTTCGTGAATCTGAATATCATATTTTTTAGTTGTACCAAGAACCTTTGTTTTAAAGTCATGTTTCCTTACAACAACAACTTCAACAGGAATACCATATTGCTTGGCGAACAGCTTGAATACAATTCCAGCTCCACGGTCAATCGCATAAGGCGTGAATCCGTTCTTTACGTCATATACGTGTTTAATAATTCCTTTATCTCGTACCACGAAATCTGGTCGGTAGGTAATACCGCGTAATGTGATTTTGTCGTTAATAACGTTCTTTTCTAATAAATTAAACTTCTCATGGATAGTGATTGATTCAACATCAGAGTTCCTCAAAAACCTGTCATAGAAGTCATATTCTTTTTGAGAATCAAACGTAATACCGTTTTCTTTTATTTTTTTACCATAATGTTGTAAACCCAAATTACCAATCCTCCCGTTCTACCGTGTTCCATTTACTTGTCACGACAGACAGATGAGAACCTTTCTGTGGAACAACATCAGTGGTATTAACCATATCCCAGCATTCATCACGGCTTCCGATAAAGTCGAACCATTGCGTTATTAAAATCGGAATATCATCACTAACTGACACTACCTGACACAAATCTGATAAACACAATTCTTTATCTCCAATGTGTACAGTATTATTCTTAATTTCTCTCATTGAATTTCAGTTCCTTTCCTTTAACTATAACTACATTATATAACAAATTGTGCTATTTGTCAATCTTTTTAAAACTATTCTGGCAATATTTTTTCAACACTGCTTCGCTCGAATAACTTGGTTTCGGTTGAGTCAGTAATTGAAACAACTAACATATCGTCTGTTCGTTGAGCCATGTCAAAAACATTAATTAATGCGACCACAACACCATAGATGTTTGTTCCTTTAATCTTAACAAAATCTCCGACAGAAAACATTGATTAGTCCTCCTCATTTAGTAGTTTTTCAACTTTACGAGCTACGCTGTCGCCAAACTTGGTTCTGACGGATTCCGAGGCTTGGCTATTATAACAGGCGAACCAAAAGCCGTGATGTGATTTTCGTTTGCATTTGATAACATCGGTAATGTGTTGTTGATAGGCCCCAAGCTGTCTAGCCGCTTCCATTCGTGACGGGAAACATAAGATTTCACACGTTGTTAAATTGATTGCAATTACACGCTGTCCCCGTGACTTGCCATATTTTTCAACATATTGCTGATTGTAGAAACCATCGCACCACTCCAAATTATCAACCAGATTGTTGGCTGGATTGCAATCAATATGATTAACTTGCGGTAGGCTGTCTGGATTATCAATAAAGCAACTTGCAACAACACGATGAACAAGCGCGTGAACTATTTTTCCGCCTGTCCTAAACGACACATACATGTAACCATTTTTATGTCGGTGTTGCTTCAACACACGACCCTTAATCAATTGCTTGCGGCCGTCCTTACCTGTCACGTAGTGGTCGAGTGTCCTCACCCTACCTAAATTACTACCTTGCAACCACTCAATTTCTGGATAAGTCTTCCAAATTTCATTTTCCATTCTTAAAATCCTCCTTAATTTATATTTCTTGATATGATTCAATTGTAACATTGTCTGAATATTTTGTCAACCACTTCTTTGTAATTTGTTGTTAATAAATAGAGAAATCATACGTGTTTCTATGTTTATGGAAAAATTTCTCGCCTTAGAAACCGGCTCTGTGTGCATATCAACTAATAACAACCAATCTGACGAACTGGTCTGTTTCTCAACGAGTTGGATTCAACGTGACGTCTAGTATATGAAAAACACCTTAGTTTAGCTTAGCCCGGCACTCACATAATCGTGCCCCAACCATAAAAACCCAAAACCAATTAATATTTAGATTGATTCTGGTTTGTTTAGTTAGATGTAACTTTAATTTAACACAAGACTAGAACCACCGCTGTTTGTAATGCGATTTGTTGAGCTGAACAGTCCTTTGCCTTAGCTCATATAAAAAAGTGCAGACTAATACACTGACTAAGAAACAAAGGATTGTGAGTTGTTCGCAACGCTGATAGTGTCGCCTCACGGGAGATTTATCCTTGATTAGTATTTCAACTAATCACTAGCTTTCTACTACTACGTCATCTGTCCAAGTAGCTTAGCTTTCGCATATCTTCTAGTTTGCCTTACAGAGTGAGTTGAGTCTAATCGCCATATTAATAGTAAATAACAGAACTCATATCTGCCAGTGACTAGCTTAGTACGATTAGCGAACTTTGGCCCTTTTCCATTCCGTCTTTAGCATATCCATTTCATAAGGACTTAGCTTTCATCATACGATTAGAGGCTTCGGAAATTTTACCCCTTGACGCAACCAGCACCACTTCAAATCTCCTAAAGCAATACCGGCACTTACCTATTTGTTAGTAACGCAGTAGGTTTTCTGCGCTGAATATTTGGTGCTTATTAAGTTTTCGTTATTTTATGTCTATATAATAGCACATTTTTTTCAAGCTTGTCAATAGTTTTTACTAACTTTTTAAACTCTTTGTGCTACGGTATCATCTTATCACAATGGCCTTTTATTGTCAACTAAAAAAATATTTTTATCTTTTTTGTAATTTACTATTGACTTTGTGTTGGAATCATGCTATTATATAGTCACATTCAAAAAAGGAGGAAATAGCGATGGAAAGGCGAATCATTATGAGTCCAGACGAATATGAGGAATTAGAAGCAGATTCAAACCGTCTTGAATACTTTATGTCGCTTTTTAAGGTTGATGGACAAGATGTAATTCTGAATAAAACTTCAATTTTATCCCTAGTATTATCGAAGCAATTGGTCGATGAGGGCTACGAACGGGTAACAACTATCTATGGGAGTGGTAAGGCAATTGCACTAGAAGGATTTAAAGAAGACGGTCAGACTAAAGAAATGGGGTTGGACGATTATGAAATTAAAATTCAGTAAAGAAAGTGCGGTTCCAGAACACTATCAAAAAGATGGTCAGGACTTGTTGTCACACCTTGAACATATCTTACCGGAAGACGAAATGCGTGGCGCTTACCGTTTTAACGTTATGAAGTACGCTACCAGAGCTGGACGTAAAGATGACATTATTTTAGAACTTGACAAAATTACCCAGTATGCTGAACGCTGGAAGCAATTTGAACAGTCATTAAGAAAACAAGATGGTTTTGACCGTATGCTTCAATTCAAACAACGTTATTACGATGGTCAGCAGATTGCAATGTATGTTGATGAGGCTGTACAAGATAGCGATACGTGTCGTTTAACCTTAGATGGCGTTCCGGCATATATTAATTCACTAAACTTTATTGTTTGCACTGACCAGCCTGTTTGCTATTCTAAGAAGCAATTGATGAAGTTCTTTAACACATGCAGTAATGATAAGTTTGTTAATTTGGAAATCTCAATCAAAAAATAGAAAGGACAGGAAATCAATTTGTTAATCAATATTATGGCCTCGTTTGGGGCTGGCAAAAGCTCGTTGGTAAAAATTTTAGGTGGGGATTTGAATGCGAAAGAATATTTGGAAGACCCGTATGCTATTCCGATTCTAAAGGATTATTATTCTGGTGGTAAGGAAACTCGTAAAAAGTACGGATTCCCTTTGCAAATCGCATGGCTAGATGAACGTTTCTCACAACTGCGAGAAGCTGTCGTACAAGACCGTGCTGTCATGGATTCCAATTTGGTTGCAGATTCGATTGTCTACAAAGTTATTCACGACCGTGGCGAAACGACAGACCAAGAATATTTCTTATATTTGAAGTTATTGCGCCATATGTTAGATTCAGTTAGTGCAGAACCAAAAGGACATTATCCAGACTTATATGTGTTCTTAGATATTTCCCCAGAGAATGAGATTAAGAGTATCTTAGAACGCAATCGTGCAATGGAAACGACCGACCCGGCATTGATTGAATACTATCACTCAATTAATGATGGTTTTAAGAACTGGGCTGATTCTTACAGTGAAGCACCAATTGTTAGAATCGACAGAAACAAATATGACTTTGTGAACAGTACCGAAGATAGGATTGTTGTTTTAGACACAATTGAAAAAGCGTTGGTCGATTTAGGTTACTTGACTGATTCAGAATTTGACGAAATTAAAAATACACGAGAGAAGCGAGGAGTTTTAAAATAATGGACACTTTAATTAATATTTTGACTTTCTTATTGGTAGCGGCATTGATGGTAGTATTCTACGGTATCGTAGCGGCAGTGCTTGGCGCATTGTGGGGCTTTAATGTTTCACTTGCTCTAGCACTCCGAGCTGGAGTCACTGGTTATATCCTGTCGATTGTGGCTCCAATGATTTTCTGTTCACCATCATCAGACGAATAGAATTAAAAAGTTTGAAAACACGCTTGCAAGGCGTGTTTTTTTGTGCTATAATACTTGTATAGTAAGAGAAAGGATTGATGGTACATGAGATTAATAACTTGCTACGGGCCTAATTGCTACAAGCAAGGAATTAAACACCCTAAAGACGAATTAACAGAGTTCCACGGCAAAAACTATTGTAATAAATGTTTAAATGAAGTGATGAGTGATTATGAGTTCAGAACGTCACTAACAATATTATTGCTGGGCGATTATAAGGGAAGCCCTTATCTTCCGTCAATGGTTGAAAACCAAATCAAGAAATATCTTAAAATGGGTATGACCTATGAGGGTATGTATCGTACAGCAACATGGCTTAAAAGGGAAAAAGGAATTGTATTTGAAAGAAAATATGGAATTGGCCTGATTAGGCATTACTATGACAGTTATTCTAGCTATAAAGAAGATAACAAGAATGACAATCAAGCAACCGGGAGAGAAGCGGTCGTGGTAATAGCTAAGCCAGAACGCAGACATAAGCAAATCAAGGAAATAAATGGAGATGATTTATTTGATTAACCAAAACGAATTAAAGGCATTAATCCCACAAAGCCAGATTTTTGGAGTGTTAGGTGTTCTATTAAATAACCCGGAAAAATTACTTTCAGATAACGTATGCTTGGACAAAGAAGATTTTCAGAACAAGGTTCACCGCATTATCTTCTTTGCAATCAACAACATTATTAAAGAATCGCAACACTTAAAAGAAATATCAGCAATTGACGTTGACACATATCTAACGCAGTTTGAGCAGTATCATTCAATCTTTGCTTCTGCCAAAGGAATTGATTACATTCAATCAGCAAAAGACAACGCCAACGTTGGTACGTTTAACTCAAACTACCATTATCTAAAGAAGATGACGGTGCTTCGTAAGTTTGCAGAAAAGGGTATCGACATTAGCGATATTTATGATATTCACACCGAGGACGTTAAGCTGTTGGAAGACCAACAAAAACGGCTTAGCCAATTATCGGAGGAAGACATTGTCAACCACTTTACTCAAATCGTCAGTGGTATTAGAAATGAAGTTTCAGATTGGCAAAATAATTCATCGTCTTTCTCTGCTGGTGATGATATTGAGGACTTTATTGAACATATCAATGACGCCCCTCAGTATGGATATGGATTTAAAGATAGCTTCATGAACTCGTTAACGGGTGGTATGCAATTCGGAAAGCTATTCTTACGTTCAATGAAAACCGGTGGTGGGAAGACTCGTTTAGGACTTTTAGACTTGATTAACGTGTCTATCACAGAACAGTACAACTGGCATACTAAAAAGTGGGTTAAAAATGATGATGTTGAGCCATCTTTATTTATCTCAACAGAGCTGGATAAACATGAAATTCAAATGATTCTGTTGTCAGCAATCACTAATTTAACACCAGAAATCATTCGGCGTGGGAACTACGACCCAGCAACAAAGAAGACTATTGCTCATGCCGCAGAGGTTTTGCACGATTCGCCAATGCACTTCAAGGAAATCCAAGATTTCAGTATTGACGATGTCATGTCAATCATTGACGAATATGTTTTTAATTATGACGTGAAATACGTCAACTTCGATTATATTCAAGCAGTACCGAAGCTATTGCGAACTGGTTCTGAACTTTACGGCGGACGTGATATTCGTGACGACCGTATCTTGTTAGCCTTGACCGACAAGCTTCGTAACAAGGCCAAGGAACTCGATATTTTCATTCAGTCAGCAACGCAGATTTCACCATCTGGTGAACTTGATTATGAATACAGCCGCACTGAACGTGCCTTACGTGACTCTAAATCAATCGCTGATAAGATTGACGTTGGCGTAATTTCAGCCGAAGTTAATGGAAAAGACTTGAAGAATTTGGAAAACTTAATTAATAACGCTGACGTTAACCCCTATGGTCTGGAACCTAACATGGGTCACTTCATTTATAAGAACCGTCTTGGAAAGAAATCGGTAGTTATTTGGACGTACACAAACCTAGGTACACTGTATAGCTATCCTTTGTTCGTGACCGATTACAACTACAACTTAGTTGATGTACCGAGAACTAAAATTACAGTTGGCAGTGATGGAAAATTTGGTGTTGATGAAGATTTAGTTTTTTAGAGGTATGGGAAAATGAAATATTATAAGAGTGATTTAAACAAAGTTATTGATTATTATGGTTTTGATTATCGGGAGGGAAATGGAAATTGTCAATTAAGAACTTACTGTCACCACCACGATGGTGACGGAAACTACAAACTATATGCTTATTTTGATGACGATGAATCAGTTCATCTCTATTGTTATTCGAGTTGTGGTTCTATGGACTTGGTCGGCTTCATCATGCACTACAAAGATTGCAATTACTACACAGCCCAGAATGAAATCGACATGATTGTTGGCAGGCGCCATCAAGTCGGTTTTGTGGCACAGGAGTTATATAATCCAGCAAAGCAACTTGAAAAGAGGCATGAGAATAAAAGCTCTGCTGACATAAAAAGGTTGAGTGCCGAGATTTTAAGTTCTTATAGCAATTATGCCTACGAGGGCTGGGTGAATGAGGGGATTAGCACTGAAACGCAAGCGAAGTTCGGCATTCGGTTCTCAATCCCTGATAATAAAGTGATAATTCCGCAAGTCGATAAAGATGGTGAATTGATTGGGGTTCGTGGTCGTAGCTTAGACCAGTATGAAGTTGAAACTTACGGCAAGTATCGGCCAGTGACATTCAGAGGCCAGACGCTATCGTTCCCGACCAGCTTGAACTGGTATGGCCTATACCAGAACAAAGAAATAATCATGAAGACGAAACAGGTGATTATCTTTGAATCTGAAAAGTCGGTTATGCAGTTAGATACGATGATGAACGGACACGGTAATGGTTTGGCACTTTCTGGTTCAAGTATTTCTGATTGGCAGATAAGAGAGCTGATGAATCTGGATATAAATGAGGTTGTTGTTGGTCTTGATAAAGACTATAAAGATGAGGCCGGTTATAATCTTCATGCCAACTTGATTGTGAAGATGTTTAGCAAACTACTACTTAGATTCAATGTGACAGTTATATTTGATGATGTGGACGGTTTGCTTGGCTATAAGGACAGCCCCACTGATTGTGGTAAAGAAACATTTCTAAAACTAATGAAAACTAGGAAGGTAATGAGTTTATGAGAATTGTAAAAAGTGACGAAGATTTAGCGAACGACCAGATTGACGGGTTCAATATTAATATTTTGCCAAAGACTGTGGGGAATATGGTCGAGCAAGCGATTGAATATCGAAAACATCACGTCTGGGACACGAGTGATGGCTCTATTGATGTTGATGATTTGCCGTATAAGTCCGAGTTGAACAGGATAGCTGATGACTTACACGAAAACAACCGTAGAATCGCTATCCTAGTCGATGTCGATGTGGACGGTTATTGTTCGTCAGCCATCATCTATAAGGCGTTGAAAGCCGTTAACGAGAAGCTGGATATTGATACTTTGCTTCCGAATGCTAAGTTGCACGGTATCAAAGCCAACATTGACTTGGTCAAGAAGGATTATGATTATCTATTCTTGCCTGATAGTTCAGCTAACGACTTGCACACGATTGCAGAGCTGGAAAAGAGCGGAACAAAATGCGTTGTTATTGACCACCATATTATTGAACAGGAACCGTATCTATTGGACAACCCCGATAAGTTCTTGATTTGTAGCAATCAATATCAAGATTCAGAACTAGACCGTAACTTGACTGGTGCGGGTATGGCATTACTGGTTACTAAACTCTGGAAGCAGAAGTACGATATTGAGCTTAATTATGACTTGGCGGCCTTGGGACAGATTGCAGATATGAGTAATCTGGACGATAAAGACATTTGGGAAATTGTTCAAAAAGGGTTAGCGAATATGAACAGCAAAATGTTGACGACTTTCTTTGAAGATGACCTAGAACTTCTCACGGTTAAACACTTGCAATTTAGTTTAATACCCCGTATCAATGCTGTGTCACGAATTGGTGAACACGAAGACCGCGAACTTATCTTTGACGCTTTGATTGACCAAGATGAATTAAAACCCGTGAGTGTTCGTCATAAAGGACAAGACGGTAAATTTCACACGGAAACCGTCAAAATGGACGTTTACAGCCGTGCAAAACGAACACTGGATAAAGTAAAAGGACGTCAAGATAGACTGGTTAAAAAGGCTCTAAAGGACGTTGAGTTTCTCACTAACAGAAATGATAATTTCAACGTAGCTGTACTAGACAAGAAATACGACAAAGGGATTTCGGGTTTAGTCGCGAACAAAATGCTCGGCAATACTAAGCAACCAACATTGGTAGTAAAACGAAACGGTGAGCGCCTAGACGGTTCTGGACGCTTTCCAGTGACAATTAATGGATTGCAACTGTTACAAGGCGTTAATGCTTTCGCCGCAGGTCATGAGCAGGCATTCGGTGTTGGTTTTAAGGCTAACCAGTTTGACGATGTTTCAGAAGCGATTGGAATAGCCGTCAATGACGCTCCTGATTATGTTTATCGTGTTGATGAAGCGTTAGTTAACGAATTGCCAAGTGTAGCAGAAATTAGAGCAATCTATCAAAGTTCCAAAACGTTCCGTGGCGCAAAAGACGAGCCACTTATAGCTGTGCTCGGACTAAAGGTTGAGAAACGAAACATCACATTGAAGAATAATTGGCTAAAAATCACATTAGGAGATATTATAGTTAACGACTTTAATGCGACAGACGACATTAAACGCTACGTTGAGTCTGGCTTCGGCGACAAATGTTTTAGTTTTGTTTGTTCGGCAGGGTTTAATTTCTGGACTGGGCGACCGATTCCGACATTAACTGTTGAGAAATTAGTTAAAAGTGATGGTGTTGAGGTCGGGGTTACTAAGGATAACTTCATCTTCTAAAATTAAGAGCAGAAATGCTCTTTTTTATTTTTGCGTTTTTTTAAGAAGTGTTGACATTTGGTAGAATACGCAGTATAATTGATTCATAAATTAAAGGGAAGAGGTAATATGAATGAAAAATCAAGATTATTTTAAATGATGGTTGACATAGACGATGTATTCTGGTAAAATACAGAGTGTGATAAGAAAAAAGGAGTGATAGTAATGCGAGAGCTAACACAAGCAGAGGCTTACGAATTATCTGTTAGAAGTAAAGCAACCAAAAGCAATCTAGGTAGCCTAGACGATGATAAACAAAAGGTAATGAGGGATATTCTTTCACTGACTGGTTTTGGTTTTGATGTCACAATTTCTGTCTACAAAAACCAAGATTGTCGAGGATATTTTGAGCCAGAAGATTTACTGTTGAAGAACTACAAGGGAATCAAAAAGTGGTTAAAATCACTTGGCTATAAGGTCGAATTATTTCCGGCCGCTTGGATTCCTTGCGAACAACACTTTTTAACTGTTGATTGGAGGAAATAAATCATGAAATTTAGGAAACCAACAAAATTACACAAACACCATTGGGTTTTGGTAACTGACCAGCCTTGGCTAAAAACATTCGGAGGTTTATCAGTTTTGCACTGTTCTATCTGTGGTCAGGTTACGAACGTCCCGAAAGATTGTGTAGACAAAATTGAAGCTAAAACACGTTTATAGGAGGAATTGAAAATGAAGATTAAAAAGTATCTAAGCACGGTATTTGATGATACCAACCGAAAAGTTTATTTATTTAATCCACGAACAGGTAAGACGAAATCAGCACCATCAGGGCTATCTTTCACGGTTACATTATTTGGGCCAATTGCTCCGTTATTCCGAGGTGATTTTCTAGGGTTCCTATTAATTTTAGCGATTTACGTTTTTACTGGTTTTAATCCATTTATTAATATCTTGGGAATTTTGTTAACCTCGGTTTTCTATAATTACTTTTACATCTCACACAAAATCAACAGTGGCTACACAGTAATGTCAGACGAAGGTAAGAAAATGCTGTTAGACCACGGCTATGACGTTAATACGACTATCTATCGAGGTGATTACCATGAATAAACTATTAAAAATGATTGCACTACTTGCTTCTTACTGGATTGTGTTGTACACTGTATATCAATATACTGATATTCTAAAAGGCCCCGGATTTAAGCACGCAGTGTTCATGATTGTCTTGACAACACTGTACACGTATTTGTTGTCGGCCATCAATAAAGAAACGTTCAGTTTGACTTTCAGCATTCCAGCCATGATTTTCTATGTAATTGGGGTTGCTGGTTACGTCATCTGTGCAGGTGCAGGGTTTGGTAATGGTGCCGCTTGGTTAGTATCAATCGTGGCGACAGCATTCCTAATTACTGGGGTAGTGGAATTTAATGAATGAAGCAAAAAAGTTCCGCACACTCGGCGCTTCTATGGCATTCGCACAGGCTAATCGCTTAGTGTGGTATACTAATTGTTGGAAATATTGCAATTATGACCCTATCGCTGGTTTAAAAGCTAAAGCTGGTGACGATGTAAAATACGTTGTTACAGAAGTTGGGGAAACATATCAAATTTTCTATGAAAAGAAAGGGGAAACAAAAAATGAATGGTTACGCAAAAAGAAAAAACGGTAAGGTATTATCATACTGCGACATTAAAACTTTTTATGAGTTTTATTTCCAAACAAGTATGGCTCACAAAATTATTAAGCTAGATGATACGCATTATTATTTAACTGACACTGGCTTTAAACATGTAGAATCTGACAGCATTGTTATCTTTGATAAAAATGAAGACCACTGGACAAAATACAATGACGTGATTTCTAAAAAGGAATTTGATAGCGAACTTGCTATCATTGAAGCTCCATGGATTCCACCGTTCCTAATGAGCTTTCGATTCCATATGAGATTCGACCAGATGATTGCAGTGTTTACGACCATGTTAGATGAGTTCAACGCAGACGACACTGACGACACTGACAATTTAAAAGACCAATTAGAGTGGATTTTGAAGAACCAAGATGTATTTAAGTATATTTTGGGATAGGGTTTAAGCCCTATTTTTCGTTGTTTTGTATTTCTAAAAAATACTTGCATTACCCTATGATTGGTGTTATAATTGATTTATCAAATAAGGGGAAATAATATGAGAAAAATTGTGCGATTATATGCCGTTAGTGATGAGGATTACGCTGTACAGCATTTCTACACGGAGAAAATCTTTGACGCCGGTTTTGATGTTCGGTATAAGTTAGACAAAGATGGTGAAAAAGCAAGTTATTTAGTGGATTTCGACTTACGTGATTTACCTAAGCTGATGAAAGCTGTTGACGAGGAGATAATTATATCTTATGACAATAATGAATTGGCAATCACAATCTATGATATGCCATTTTGCTAATTAAAGGAGGAATAATTATGGACTTTACTGAAATGACTAAGAAACTGTTTGCTGGAGAGCTGGTAAGACGGGTTGATTGGAAGCTAGACTATCACATTTTTATCGCTCCAGACAGTGTTATTGTTGACGAAGACGGGTTCCCTTATAGTTTTTCCAGATATGATTACGAAGCTGAATGGGAAGTCTATTCTCCGGCTACCGAAGACCATGAAGCCGGAACAATATTGTCTTACATCACCTTAGATGGTGATAAGAAGCTTTGCGTGTTGGTTGAGGATAGTGACGATAATAGCTACGTTATTGTGGATATGAGCGACTGGAGTATTTACGCGAAACACATTAGAAAAGACGACTTAGATATTTTCCTTGACGCATATAGCTTGAAAAAAGAAAAGAAAACGGAGGACAAATAATGATGGATATGATTGAAGCAATTGAAGGCTGGGCTAAGGAACGTGGACTTGACAAATCAGATAGTAATAAACAGCTCATTAAGTTGGTAGAAGAGGTGGGAGAACTAAGCGAGGCGCATAATAAGGGCTGGGAAGCTGAACGAGCTGACAGCCTCGGTGACATGTTTGTCGTAATGGTAATTTATGCCATGCAAAACAATCTGCACATGGAATATTGTATTGATAAAGCCTACGAAACCATCAAGAACCGTAAAGGTAAGACTGTTAATGGCGTGTTCATTAAAGACCAAGATTTAAAGGAGGATTGATAATGGCTGACAGAGTATTTGATTTCATTACAAAGGAAAACAAGCCGGGTAAGATTAATCACAAATATGTCAAAGAGTCGAGCGTAGAAAAAGCAATTGAAGTTCACCATATAGATATTAATAAGTATGTTGTCACAGAATTGACGCTGGACGAATTTGTATCTATCAGCGACCGATTCGATGAATATTTCGGCCATGAGCGCAAGTCGTTAGATGAACGAAAGAAAAACCTAAAGGATTATCAAGGCGTCTTGCTTGTGACTAATGTATCTCTATGGCCCTAATCGCTAAAAATAACGAATAAAATGGTAATTTTACCAAGAAAACAGTTGACAAAAGCGTGCCAGTTTGGTACGCTGTACATACAATAAAGGAGGAATGTGATATGGATATTGGTTTTGCGGCTGGTACTAAGGTGCTAATCAAAAAAGGACAAAAGAATATTGAGAGTGTCACGACCAGAGATGAAGTCTTGACAGCCAACGGCACCTATCGGAAAGTGTCACAAAAGATGACTGACAAGTCGGACGATATTTATGAACTGAAAATTCTGTTTCAACCTGACACTAAAGTCACTGGAAACCAACGCTACTGTATTAGGCGAAAAATGGAAGATGGTTATTCACTGTCGAGGTGGGTGCCAGTCAATGACGTTAATGTTGGTGATTTGGTAATTGTCTATGTGTTGGACGACACAGCCCCTGTTCATAGACCAGTTAAAGGTATTAAAAAACTGAACGAGGGGCAAAAAGTTTATAGCTTAAAAACCAATGAAAAACACAGCTTTACAGCCAATGGCGCTGTGGTTCATGATTAAAGGAGGAAATAATGGATAATTTAAAGTTTCGTGCATGGATTAAAAAGGCCGATGGTACTTGCGACAAAGTTAGCCCTATGACAATTCAACAGATGTTACGGCAAGAAACGGCACTTGGATTAGTGTCTTTAGGGGTAACGGATTTAGAGCAATCAACTAACATTAAAGATAAGAACGGAGAAATTATTTTTGACGGTGACATTGTTCATTTATCAACTCACGATGGATATAAACGAACTGGTCAGGTTGAGGTTGAAAATGGCCGAGTTAGGATTGTTAGCGAATTAGATTCTTATTCTTTCAGCCGAACTGGTTCCGAAAGTGATACCTTGGAAGTCGTTGGTAATGTACACGAGGACAAAGAATTATTGGAGAAGGAATAAAAATGGACGATGATTTTGAATATGCTGACGCTGTGCTTGTCCAAGTCGACTCAAATGGTAAGGCAGAAGAATTATGGCTACTGTCAGACGAAGATTTCTTAGACTATATTATTAAAAATGGCATTGATTGTGACTATGCTGTCAAAGGGTTTAAGGCGTGGACAATTGCCAAAAGAATTAAGCGTAATGGGTGGCGTCCTACTCTAAAGCAAAGAACCGCAATCACTAACGTGTTCTGTTTTACTCTATATGGAGTGACGCCAAATTGGTTAATAAATTAATTAAGGAGGAAAACTTATGATTAAGTTTAGAGCGTGGGACAAGAGAATCGAAGCTTATCTTTATAATGTACAAGACGCTTATGACACGTTGAGCGGCTTCGTAAAATATGACGATGGTGAAGACGCTGACTATGATGAGGATTGCTTTGGAGCATTCTTAGATAATAAACGGTATGACGTTGAGCAGTTTACCGGATTGAAAGACGTGAACGGTAAGGAAATCTATGTTGGCGATATTATCCAGTATAACGAACATTACTACGCATATTCTATGGGTGGAGTAACAAATATCAAAACTGAATATATTGGAATTGTTGTTAAAAATAATTGGTCTTTAGGGATTTTAATTAATAAAGTTATCCATACAGACGCGCATATCAATCATTATAATACTAAAGAATTTGTGCCGTTTCGTGATTTTGAAGACCCAGAGGCAGATGTGTTGTTAAAGGGCAACGTTCACGCTAACCCAGAGCTATTGGAGGAAGACGAATGATTAAAGTTTATCGTAAAACAGCCACTATCAAGGCCGAACAGTTTGATAATAGTAGAGAGATGGCTAAAAAGTATCATGTTGAATATGATGGAGCATACATTTTACCTTTCAGAATTGAAACCAAGAATGGGTGGCTAGGAATGAAAGTTGGTGACTGGATTTTAACTGATACAGACGGAAAGCACTGGCCGATTGCAGATGACGTATTCAAAAAGACGTATGACGAACTGCCAGTGATTCCTAAAGAGGTAGCGGATTATCTTGAAGTTGTCAGACAGGAAGAAACACTGTTTGGTGTTTTAGATGAGGCACTAGCAGGGGTTAGCGACTTATCTCTGTGGATTGCTGAGAACCAAGATAATTTTGCCCGTGCGTGGCTAGACGGTTATACGGTGGAGGAATAAAAAATGAAAGTATATCTTAAACGGCCATTTCAGGCCGAAAAATTTGATGGTAGTGAAGAAATGAGAGAAAAATATCATATTGCTATTGGAAGCGGCTGGGTAGCCCCTTATCGAATTAATACTCTTGAAGGCTGGGTGGGAGTACAAATTAACTCTTGGATTGCAACTGGTATTGATGGTGAGCATTGGACTATTGCAGATGATGTGTTCAAAAAGATGTATGCCGAGTTACCGGTGATTCCTAAAGAAGTTGCAAATTACCTTGTTGACTGTAAGCATGACCATACTACCATAGGAACATCTTTATCTGGCAATATCGTGTTGTTTGGTCATGCTAGGTCACATGATATAATTCACGACATATTAAGTTGGTTGTGCCCGTCTGATAATCAAGATTTGTTTGCCCGTGCTTGGTTAGATGGGTACGTTGTGGAGGAAAACAAATGAAAAATAAAGTTCTGATTATTGCGGCATTCCCAGCGATGGGTAAAACATATTTCACAGAACACAATTCAAAATATACAAAACAAATTCTGGACTCTGACAGCTCGCTATTTAGTTGGAGCTATAACCACAGGGGAAACAGTCGTAATAGGAATCCAGAATTTCCTTATAACTATTTAAATTATATTGCATATATGTATAAGAGTTTACAACATAGTCCCGTGATGGATATTGAAGGTCTACCACAGGTTAGCGGTATTATTTTTACTAGCACTCATTCTAGTGTGGTTAAAGGTTTAAATCAATACAATCTTCCTTTTACCGCAGTCATTCCTAACTCAAAGTCTATTTTAATGGAGCGGCTAAAAGCTAGGAATGACCCTATGACTGAGATGATTGATGGAAACTATGATAAATTTACTAATGACGTAAAAGTGAACGCTGGTAGTGTAATAATTTCTAATTTAACAATCAGCGGACTGGTAAGAGAACGTTGGTTTGATTAATTAGGAGGGGAAAATAATGAAGATTAAAACTTTTAGCCAAGGTTGGCAGGAAAATGACGAAAAATTTGATAGCCGTGTGAATGGATTTATCGAAGACAAGCAAGTTGTTCAGATTACAACTAATGAAACTGTTAGTGATAGTTTTGATTTAACACATTCATTAACCGTATTATATGAGGAGGAAGCATAATGAAATATAGTGAAGCTAAGAAAGAGATTGAAGCATTATCAAGTAAGTACAATGCCTACAAAGATAAATATACGGATTATTTTAATGTTTTCTATAAGAATGAAGAAGTTGCTTATCTCAAAACTGATAAACGTTATTCAGTTACAGTTTGGTCTGAAAATAATTTTACAAAGCTACCTTTTAGTAATAAGCTTTTCATGATTATGTCAGAACTTGCGATGACACCACTTGATAAACGGGTGGAAGAAAAGAAGTATCAGGTAAAAGTATTCGGAGAATATCTTAATGTTCCAATTGGCAATGTTCGTCCATTTTTATTTGATGAAGACGATACAGAAAATACCAAAACATGCTTTACTTTATACGAAATCGAACAGCTAAAGCAACGTGAAGATATTCCACTAAATTGGGAAAAAGTAAAATTGGAAGACGCCAAATAGAGGACATGTTAAGCGAAACAACTAAGGCGTTAAAGAAAAAATATCTGGAAAATAAGGACATCTTTGATAGCAAGAGAGAAAAATTAACTAAAAGAAATAACGAGATATACTCTGAATTTATCAAGAAACAAAAGGAGTTAATCCGCCGTAAAGAATAATATTAAGAAATAAACTAAGGACACTTTAAATAAAGTGTTCTTTTTGTATTGACATGAAACTGAGTCTATGATATAATATAACCATAGTTAAGAAAGGAAGATGAAACATGCAAAAATTAATTGGTTATCGAACAGAACGGGAAGTATTGTTTCCGATTCAAGACATTTACCTCAATAAGCCCTGTGAGGTGTGGATATATAATTCAAACACAAAGGTCAATGCCGACTTGGAAAATTGGCTCCAAACTAGAATGACGTGCCGTCACTGTGGTTTTGTGTTTGTCGAGAGATTAATCGGTGAAGGGCATAAACAACGCATAGTTGAGGTTGATGGCCAGAAGCTACTCAAAGAGGAATACAAATGTATCTGCCCCTATTGCCATACAGTCTGGACTTTAAATGCCACAAGGAAGCTAGATTATAAAACTCTGGCACTTGACGCTAACGAAGACCTGAACCAAGGTATTACAGAAGTAGATAAAGAAATCAAAGGAGAGGATTAGCAATGCTTAAAGAAATCAAAAAGAAAATTATCACTGAATCTGTTGCTGTGGCCGAAGAACCCCTTATCAGATATTTCTATGGAGTTGTTAATTCTGGCAAAACGGCAAAGTTATTAAAATCAAACTTAGATTATGACCGCAATATCATCTTTGTCCTCCCGGAAATTAACACAAACGGAACTATCAGCGCCGATAGAATCAAAATCTCTGACACCTATACTTTAGATTCGACCATTTTACCAGACATCATTTTTGGTCAACACCATCAAGAACAGTCCACCGAACTACTTGACTTGCTGTATAAAGGCTGTCACCGAGTAGATAAAGTTGTCGTTGACGAAGCCCAGTTCTTAACAGTTGATGACGCCTACGAATTGATTCAGGCTTGCAAAGATACTAACACAAAGCTTGACGCCTACGGCCTACTAACTGACTTCCGAGGTGAAATGTTCCGCAGTGCCAGAGAATTAGTAGATGGAGCTGATGAAGTTATTTGTGTTGAACGCCCCTGTGAATTTATGATGTGTCGAGAAAAAGCTAACTGGAATTGCTTAATCAAACAAGCAGAAACCCCTAAATCAAATATCGTCCTTGGTAAGGATTATATCGCCCTTTGTGATGAGCACCGAGAGGTTTTTGCGGGGGAGGGATTAATCGAATGAGTTATACAGCAGACCAAGCTATCGCCGGTGATGACCTGCTTTGTTATTGTTCCCAGTGTCAAGAGAACAGAGAATTTAAACGAATCTCACTAGCTGTCATCACTGGTAAGTATGTAACCGCCAAATATGAATGTACAGAATGTGGACGCCAAAACTTATATAAGTTTCCAAAATAATACTAACCCCGGCCTAAACTGGCTGGGGCTTTTTTGTGTACGGAAATCAGAAAAAGTTTATCAATATCTACCCCCGGATAAATTAGCTTTAACATTTTCACTCAAAAAATCCAGAAAAAGTTCTTCAATATGTGTGATGTATATTATTATGTGTCACTTGTCGCCGATTTTTGCCGTCATCAGAAAAATATTCTTGTCAGAGTCTATTAGGAGCGTTCTATCGAAGTTCAAGTATAATTATGCCAGACTACCATATCTTTGCTTAAAACGCTCATCACAGCTTGTTTTGAAATATAAGCCTAAAATACCCTAATATTTGCCGGTTTGTCGTTAATTTCATCGTTGAATCCACTTATCAACCCACAACCGTCACATAATATCTAGCAGAGGCTCCAATACACCAAAATGTCAGCTAAGTATCTTCCAGCACCGTGCCAGACATTGTCCCAGAGCACCTCGCCACAGCCCGTTGTCAAAAGCGGAAACACAAACAACCCACATAACACAAATATCATTTCCGGGTGCTGTAATACACAACACGACAATCGCCAGCACACAAATGGTCACATAGCATTCCGTAAACGTTCGCAGAATGTACCTGTAACACATGCCCCTACGAAATATGTGCCTACCCACATGTATATCCCCTACGAAAAACACGCACATACACGTATGGGCCTAGCCTACGAAACACACGTATAACGCACACATGAGCCTAACCATGCCCCCACGAAACACACGCAAACACGCATATGCACACAAGCACACGCAAGGCCGGGGCTGGAAAACACGCACAAGCACGCATGGCCGCAAGCAAGGCACGCATACACCACGCACCACACCACGCCCCGAAAAAACACATGCACACATAAGGGGCAGAAAGACCGGCACAATGGTATTTTGATGGTATAACACACGCAAAAAGTGACGTTTTTCTACTATATTATGCAAAACGTTTTTTCGTAAAGCATATAAAAGTCATTTTTAAAATGTCGTTAGGCGTTGTCGCTGTAAGGATTGCGGGGCTTTTTAGGTGCAAAAAACGATAGTTTTCTACTATATTATGCAAAAAGATTTTTTGTAAAGATTAAACTTTTTTGAATTTAGGGCTTGACTTTTTGGCGCCAAGCAATTACACTTGAGCCATCAAGTCGAGGAGGTAAGCAATGCAAGGCAAAATAAAAAATAAAAAACTCTTGACAAGCAAAATTAGCGGCGTTATACTTGGGTCATCAAATAGCAAAGGAGTGAGCGACATGGCAGAACGTGAACTAATAAGCATTTTTCAACGTGGTAGTTGGTTTAGAGTTACATTCCTAACCGGCAACCGTATGGAATATTTCAAGGCGCAAGGCGTTGCAAAAACACGTGAGGCAATTCAATACTACGGCGTAAAACATACGCCGGGTAACCCCTACGCGGCAACGGTCGGAATACACTTACCAATATTTTTCAAAAAAAATTGAGGAAAAGGTTGACAAACTAAAGCATTGGGATTAGAATTGGTTCAACAAATGAGAAAAGGGGAAATAAATATGATTTTGACAAACGAATTGAATACGGTGTATAGCATTAACGAAGCATGGTTACGGCGGGCATTGCGGCGTGAAACAAGCCTTATCAATGAGCACGCCGATACTCATATGGAGGTGGAGGTTTATAACAACCGGCCTAACCGCTTTATAATCGTGGTTGATTGCGCATTAGAATACATTCTAGCCACAACCGAATACACCGCCGAACTAACTGACCCCGCCGCGGGCGATACCTTATTGGCGGCCGTGGTTGATGATAGCGATAACTTTGAGGATAAGTTAGCAATCCATGTTATTAGCGCCGTTTACAAAACGTTATAATTTTGTAAGTTATAAAAAAAGATTTGACAAGTAAAAGCACTATTGTTAAAATTAGGTTATTCAATTAAGAAAAGGGGAAACATCATGGAATTAAACAACAAACTAATCGACATGCTGTTACGAAGTTCTGAACATTTTGAATTGGTGGGAGAATTAGATATATACGGGAATGGAACAATTATGGAAGTAAACACCCGTGACAAATTCTATTTGGTTAAAACTAACTGGCAAGGGACATGCACCAATGACGTAGTTTTAGCTAACACCGTGCGAAAAGAAATAAACAAGCTTATCAAGGTACTGGAAAATAAAGGTTTCAAGGAATTATAGGGGGCGGCAACATGATTAAACTAACGATTAAGGAACTGAACGACATTGCATTCGATAGGGGCTATTTACCTTACGATTTTTTTACAGAAGTAGACGCCGCGGAAGTTGTTGCGTTGTTGTTGCAAGGCAAAAAGGTTTATCGAACTGAACACGGTTATTTTACGGAAATGTAAAGGGGTGTGACAAAGTGCTAGTAATTACACCAGAAAAGGCGTTCCTAATCGCCATGTTGATATTCTCGGTCGTTGGTATGGTTTACGGGCTTTTTAAAATGTTCCCGGCCATCAAAGATAACAAGTTTTTCAGGTCATTTTTCAAGTAATAAAAAATCTCAAAAAATTATTGACGAACTCAAAAATACATGTTATATTTAGACCATCAGAAGGAAAGCAAAAAGAAAGGATTTGTAAATATGATTGAATTATTATTATACCGTGACGACATGAAATATTATATTACCGAAGAATACACCTTACAACTTGACCGTGACTGGTTAGCTGATTATATCAAAAATAGCACCGAATACGCCAATGTAGACGAGTTTTTGGAATTTTACAATAGTGAAGATACTGAAGAGATTATCAATACACTGGACGATATGAACGAACCTTACACGTTAGAAAAAACCGGCCGCTATTGTGATTGCGATGATTTGCTATGAAAATCAAAAAAATAAATTTTAAAAAGTTGTTGACTGACTGAAAAATACATGTTATATTATAACCATCAAAAGAAATGAAAGAAGATGACACATGAAAGAAAATCAAAAATAAATTCAAAAAATTGTTGACAAGGATTTTAACGCATGATATATTATAAACATAGAAAAGCAAAAGAAAAAGAAAGGTTGATAAATATGATTAAGGTAAATTTTAACGACATGACAAACGCAGACTACAAAGCACTTTTGGACAATAACAGCGTAGTTGATAAACTGATTCAGTTCACTACTGAAGAAACTAGCCTGATGATTAATGATTGGTTAGATATTTTGGACGGGGTAGGCGATTATAGCTTGTCAGATTCCAGCCAATACAATTACATGTATATTTGCAATTCATATCGCTTCTTACAAAGTGCTTTAGACGTACAAAAGGAATATTACTTATTAGATGATGACATGGCCGAAAAAGCACAAAAGGCCATGGACAACTACGAAAACTCGGAACTTGACCCAGAAGATGACGACAAGTTAGACGAGGCCGCCGAAAAGGTTGCGAACGCCCTTGTAAAGTTCGCACAAGCACAATACGATGGCGCAATGGAAGATGATTACTTGATTGAAGCTATGAAAGAATATGAAGCGCTGAATACGCTTTACGGTGATGACGGCTTTTATAACCGTGAAAACAATCGAATTTATTACATGTTGATGGATTAAAATTTTTAAAAAAAGCTTGACAATTTAGATTGTAGGATATATACTTGAATCATTAAATAAGCAAAGGGGTTTTGCATTATGAATAAAACAGTATTAACTTTAATTGAACGGGCAGGACGCAAAGGTATGGCAAAGATTAACGCATACTATACAGATTGGTATGGTAACAGTGAAAAAACTGAAAAATACCGAGTGGTTAACAATGGTAACGAGTGGTCTTTATATCACTACGACACATTGACCGCAACTGTTAAAAACGGTATTGGTAAAGTTGTTTGGGGTCAAAGTCGTTCAGACCTTGAATCAATCCAAACATTTTTAATCGAACTAACTGGCAAAGCCCCAGAAATGCACTATTATCCATCAAAAGAAGTCTTTCAAGTTTTGGAAGATGGCAAAGTTGTTCAATCATTTTAAAAAATCCTTGACAACTCAAAAGGTAAAATATATAATTAAGATATAAATTAAAAGAAGGGTGATAGATATGAAACTTGTAGAAGCATTAGAACAATTACAAAACGATATTTTTGACATGGAAGAAACATTTTACTCGGACTTGGGTGGTGACGTTACAGCGGAATATCAATTGATGATAACAAACGCCGGAGCGGTATTAGACGAGTTAAACATTAACCCAGAAGACTTTGAGAACTATTCAGATTTATATGAAGCAGTTGAAAGTGGATTATATGATTGCGTAGATGGCGGAATTGATGGCGTTGCGCCATTCTAATAAGAAAACCGGCTTAATGGCCGGCTTTTTTATTACCTTTAATTGATAGCCCTAAAAGCCCTAATTTTGATTTTAACGCCCCTTGCGCGCCCGTGATTAAATTTTAGCCGTACCCGTGGCTATTTATATTGGATTAGTTTAAAACGCCTAAAACGAGCTTAAAATGGCTTTTAAAGACATACGAAAAAAAATAGATTATTTTTGTATTTTGTGTTGACACGGTAACGCCATCTTGTTATTATTATAACCATAGAAAAGCAAAGGACATGGCAATCACAAGAAACAAAAAAATAAATTTTAAAAAGTTGTTGACATACGATTGAACAGGGTTTATTATTAAACCATCAAGAAAAGGAAAAGGATTGGTAAATATGAATATTTATATCAATGGAAAACGTACCGACTATGAAAACATTTTTGACTTACTGGCAGAAAAAGGCGTTTGCCCGTGGTATTGTGCAAGTACCGAATATATCGGCCGGAAACTTGGAAAAGTGTTAGACGATTGGGCGAACACCAATAAGACACATTATTTCATTGACGGCAAACGTTATGATTTTGAATTGAAATAAATTTTAAAAAAGTATTGACGAACATAAACACACATGTTATATTATAACCATAGAAAAGCAAAGGGGAAATAAATATGAAGACGTTAGCAAGTGAAAAATTAGTAGAAATGATGGCAAACAATGAATTGACGGACGAACAATTGGACAATTTAGCAGACTGGAATGTTATTAATGTTGATAACTTACGGCACTGGTTAATCTATAAATTGGCGGACTTGCAAGATGACCCCACCAGCGTGGATTACGAGCAAACGGTTATCGCACTGGGTGATTTAATCGGGTTCACCGATGATGATTACGTTGTTTACGATGAAGATGGCGTTAATTGCCTTGATATGGACACTTTGAACGATTCTTTAGGCGTCGAATAAAAAGGACTGTAAAAAGGTGATAGTTAAAATGTAATAAAGATAACCAAACAAAAAGAAAAGGGGTTTTCAAAATGAAGTTAGTTAAAAAAGTATTGATGGTCGTTGTGATTGCGTTTATCGGGTTGGTTGCATTAGGTGCAACGGGTGAGAAGCCTCACAGGGTCACAGGGGTGCAATTAACGAGAATCAATCAAGGCAATGCAACGAATATCGGTATTACGAATCCAACGCACAAAACACAGGAATACCACGTTATTGTAAGGCGGGCTGGTCAAAAGGCAATCAAGTTTAACACATACGTTTCAGCGGGTGAAACGGTTGAACTATATACAACGAAACGGAATAACGGCGGTATTCTACTAACAAACAAAGTGCCGAATAAGTTCACCGTAACGGCCTACCGAATGAGTGCCAAGCAAAGCAAGCAAGAAGCAAAGCATGGATATGTTAACGCCGGTATTAAATGGACAAAGCACCAAATTACTAATGAAGATAAATAAAAATTGATATTAAGGGTTGTAATTTATTATCAAGCATGTTATATTATAACCATAGAAAAAAAGAAAAGGAATGGTAAATATGAAACTAATTGACGCAGTATTAAACAATGTAACTCGGTACGATAATTTTGAGGATTTTAGTTGTTACCATGATGATATTACGCGGGACGAATGGCAAGAGTATTGTGATGATGGCTGGGCTGGTGAATTAACGCCGGGAACTTATAACGGCGCTACAAAGAAGTTTACAAGAGTTAGCAAGTTAACCGATGACGATATTATTAACGCCATCAAGTCGGACATTGCGGACGATGAATTTATTAACATTTCATTGCAAGAGTTTTACCCAGACAAACCAAACACCCCAGACGTGCAAGCATTGGTGTATACGGAAGCATACGAGGTGTTCACGATTGGCGAACGATTGTTCGCAGATAAAGGCTAAATAATTGAATCAGACGAGTAACGGCACTGTTAATCAGTTGCCGTTTTTTTGTGCGCTATTTTTTGTGTATGGCCGCCTTTGATAACGCCATGAGAAGCCACGAGAAGCTATAAGAAGCCACGATAGTCTATGCAAGGCAACTACATTATAGCCAGTCAAAAAGCGTTAGGCGAACTGTTAGGGGCTTTATATTGGATTAGTGTTTGCCCCGTGTGGTCGTGTTATGGTTGTCTGTACACTGTAATGGCGTTGTGATTGTATTAACCCCCACCGGTTGCATGTGATTGGTTCTGTGTTCTGTGAGCTGTGTTGTGTGAGCTATGGATTGTCTTGCTTTATGTTGGTGTTGTGAACTGTGAACTGTGTTCTGTGTGTTGTGTGTTAGTGTTGTTGTGTTGTGTTATATCTTGCATGTTGTGTGTGTTGTATTGTGTTGTATTGTTGATGAGTTGTGTTGTGTTGTGTTGTTGTGTTGTTTGTCTTGGTATGATGGTCGTTGGTCGTGCTGGTCGTGGCATTACCATCACCGAACCGCAATCAAATGCCAATATCAAAACGGTTCGCACTGATTAATTGGAATGCTTATAAAATAAAAAATTTTCATAATTTAGAAAAAGTTTGAAAAAAGTTTACTGGTTTTTGTATGTAAGACTGCTTGAACTTTGGCAATTTTTGGTGTGATTTGGTGATGGTTTTAGATTGGT